ACTAATGCGTTAAAATCTTATCTACTCCATAAGTATATAAGATGGCTAGAGGAGGGAAGATGTCGTCATCGAGGAAAAAGGGCTCTAACACTAGCAAGTTACAAGTCTTGAATGTGGCAGCCGCAAAGGCGCTTCTTGGCGCGGAGTTGGGCGATCTGCCGGACCGCATACAGGATAGTATAAAGGCCAGCAAACTGTCAAAGCCGGAGATCGCGAAGATGGTGAGTGAGATGAACTCACTTCTGGTTTCTTCCCAGAAGATGTTCACTGCATTTGGGCCCGGTAAGTCCGGGAACAAGCTCCCTAAGAGTTTAAAGGCGATATGCAAGGGTGATTGCAATCTTAATCAAGCGGGAGTTAAGGACGATCTCGCGCTGGCGGGGATGGGTGGAATTATGACCGGCGTGCTCGGTCTGAGCGGAAAGCAGATTGAGGCGGTGGGTGCGGCTCTTAAGAACGATGGGAGTGTGACCCCCGCCCAGAAGCGAACTCTGAATACTGTGTTTGACACGATGGGTAATGCGTACGAAGCTCGCATGCGTAGCGGTGTCCAATCTGGCGGCGCACCGCCGCGAAGGAGCGCGCGTGGCGCAGCGGCTGCTCCACTTCCACCCGATGCGGGAGCCCAATGGTCCGTCACTGGGCAACCTCTACCGCCTCACCTCGAGACAGATGCTCGCCCGGCCTCTGCACCACCTGGCGCTTCGCAGGGGGACGCCGGCTATGCACAAGCGCCGTCGGCGCCGCCACCACCACCATCAGCGGCCGGATATGGGGCGCCGGGAGAGCCCGTCTCGGCGGGACTAACTACTGCGCAAGTCCAGCAAATGATCGACGCCGGTGTGACTGCGCGGCTAAATGCTGCCCAGCGGCAGCAACCGGCGTTGAGATCGTCCAATGTAGGCAGAACGGCTCCAACATTGGCGACCGTGGCGGAGACTGCCGCAGCAGCCGACGTGGGGCAGGTCAGGCGGTTCTGGTGGCAAGGCCCCATAGCGGGAGAAGAATGCAGTGCTTTTCAGATAGCTATGGCAACGACTGGTCTCATGATGTTAGCCGGGGGAGCGGCCTACGGCGCGTATGTCGTTGCACCCGAAGAAGCAGAAATGGTGTGGGAGAGTGTCAAGGACTTGCGAAACCGGTGGGTGCAGGCGAGCATGATGGCTCTCAATTCCGCCATAAGACTTGGTAATCTGGACATATGGAAAGTATTCGTAGCTCCCCTTCTCGCGATTCGGGCCTGGCTAGGAGTGGATAACATGGCTCTACGGATGCTCGTTCCGGAAGGGACACCATTGCCTGCGGAAACAGTCACATCGATTGTGCTTCGCAACACGGGCCGCCGGTTTTGCAAGCTCTTTCCCGCCGGTGGCGCAGCGGGCGCTGGTCTTGCGAAGTTGGGGGGAGGACTTGTCACCGTTGGCTCAGCGATTGCAGGTGGAGTAGCGAGCGGTGTCGGTGCCACGGCACGTGGAACTGGGCGGGTGGGGGCCGCGACAGCACGTGGAGTAGCGAGCGGTGTGGGTGCCTCGGCGAGAGCCATCGGACGCGGCACGAGAAGAGTTGCTAGGGGCGTGGGGACGGCAGTAGCATTCCCGCCTAGACAACTCATGCGTGCCTGGACATGGTGGACGTCGGACACGTTCGATGACGACGACCAGAACGACATGCGGCCTATGGAGGAGACCTACGAGCTGCTTAGGCGGGCGGCCGCGGTCCACCGTGAGCGGGCCGCCACCCTCAGCCGACGACTTAGACGGAGCGCCCAGGGGGTGCAGGTGATGAGAGATATAGTCGATATACGACGCAGAGAGGTCGCCCGAGCCGAAGAAGCGCGGGCCACTGCTGCATCACAATCCCCGCCTAGCTCCGGGACAGGCCCCAACAGTGCCCAGTACGTTACCGCCAGCGAAGGCTCTCTAAGGAGCGCCAGTTCTCAAGGTCGCGCCAGTTCTCAAGGCCGCGCCAGTTCTCAAGGCAGCGCCAGCTCTCAAGGCAGCGCCAGCTCTCCGGCCGGAGCCGGAGCCTCGGGCGCAAGCGCGGCGCGGGGTTCAAGTGCGCTGGGTAATGCAGCGACGCTCCTTTTTGGCTCCAGCAACCCCCAACAGGCAAGCGAGGCGGCGGATGCAGCGGGCGTGGGGTGGGGACGGGGAGGGTCTAAGAGACGTCGTGGCCATGCTACGAAAAGACGCCGAAGCCGCCAGGCACGCCGAAGCCGCCAGGCACGCCGAAGACATCGGACACGGAGGAGGTAAGGGCCATTCCCCGCCTACACTGTAACAGCATCGTATTTAAGAACAAAGACCATTTGATTGCCGTTTGACAATCAAATCATCTACAAACCGGTTTACATACCAAACCCACTGAAGTCTGTCAGCACCGGACGAGGTGCGTACGGGCCGTCTGCACGGTAGTTCGGCACCTTGGCGCACTCGAAAGCGGGCTCCGGACAACGCGCACACGCCGGGCAAGGTGGGCACGGCTTCTCACGCGGACACACACTACCTGACGGACAAGCGGGGCAAACCGGCGGCACAACCTCACTCTTAAGTATGTACAGGTCATCTTGGCCAGGCGGTATCTTGCTCTTCGGCACACCGAGCACGGTATTCTGGGGAGTGGCCATGATCTTCTCGCCGCTCGGTCCGGTATGCAGTTGGGTGTAAGGCGAGTCCGACTCGGACAAAGAAGCAGGTTGGCCGGGGCCCGTTTCCGACTTCAACTTGTCTTGGTCCTTCTGGTCATCCTTGGCGCGCTGATCCCGATCTAACCGATTGCGGTAAAAAGAGTACGGCTTTTGGGCCGGCTTCTCTTTATTAGCAGTGAGGCCCTCGCGAGTGCAGAAACCAGCGAAGGAACACACCCCTAGTGCAAATAATAGGGCAAGGAAGATATACAGAGCCTTCACCTTCATGATATACTCTATGTCAAGAAAATCTGTAACCACTAAATTGATCCTAAACGATCCCAAATGCAAGTTGTAGCACATGGCGCGGCAAAAGGCCCCCCGCAACAAGATCGGTCCACTGGATACGTGTTTCACGCCCAAGGAAGAACAGATCGAGATTGGCATTGATGAAGCAGGAAAAGGGCCAATGTTCGGTCGCGTCTATGCCGCTGCAGTGTGTCTACCAAAAGACCCCGCGTCGTTCAATCACACAGCTATGAAAGACAGCAAGAGGTTCCATTCCAAACAGCTCATCACTGAGACCGCGGAGTACATCCGCGGCAATGCCATCGCGTGGAGCGTGCAATACGAAGAGCCCGGTGTCATCGACCAGATCAACATTCGCCAGGCTACATTCCGAGCCATGCACCGCGCGGTCAAGTCGGTACTCCAGGAGGTTCTGCCTTCTCCGCCTACAGGCGACGAGATACTGCTACTTGTGGACGGCAACGACTTTAAACCCTACTTAGTAATCAACCCCACCGTCGGCCTTCACCCGGTCAATCACGTGTGTATCGAAGGAGGCGACAACAAATACACGAGCATTGCGGCAGGTTCGATATTGGCCAAAGTAGACAGGGACGCCTATGTCGCTGGGCTAGTGGAGCAATATCCACTGCTTGACGAATGGTATGGCATGCTGTCCAACAAGGGATACGGCACGGCCAGACACATGGAGGGTATACAACGGTACGGTTGTAGTCCATGGCACAGAAAAAGTTACGGACTATGTCAAACGGTCCCACTCAATACCTCATTTACCGTTGAGTAAACGGCTTAACAAGACTAACATCTTTATAGGAAAAATGTTGATCATGGTTATCGACACCGAGACCAGCGGTCTTCCAAAAGAGAAGAACGCCTCAATATACCAAACTCGCCTATGGCCACACGCACTTCAGCTCAGTTTTCTCGTGTACGACACGGAAAAACACGAGGTCCCGGCCCACTATAACACCCTCATCCGAGTTCCTGACTCGGTCGAAATAGACCCTCGCAGCATCGAGATACACGGTATTACGCGTGAGGCATGTGTGGCCCGCGGTGTTCCGATCGTGGATGCGCTGCAACGAGTTAACGACTGGGTGGCGGTGTGTGACCTTGTCGTAGGGCACAATATATCATTTGACAAACGCGTGCTGTTAGTTGAGTATATCCGCAACAGCATGCCAGGGTTCGGTAAGGACATCAGAACCCGTTTTTACTGCACGATGAAAAACGGCATCAACATTTGCAAAATCTTAGCGACAGGGAGGAATGGAGACACCTACCATAAATATCCCCGGCTGGCGGAACTGTACCGCACCCTTTTTAATGAAGAACCGAGTGGTCTCCATGATGCGTTCGCTGACGTACTGGCCTGTCTGAGGTGCTATTGTGCCATGAACAGCCTCCCAGACCCTAAAACGGGGGCAGCAAGTGTTCAGCGTCTTTTCAGGGATGGCGTGTGATGGATGGCGACATGCGACATGCGACATGCGCTGCTCATCCAGAGCACATCTCACACGCCTCCTCGGCCGCGGCCACTACTCCCGTGCTCTCACCGCTGTCGTCTTCGTCGCTGCCACCCGCTGCGTCCGGCTCAACAGTGAATTGCTGAGGCTGATGCTTCGGCTTACGACGTAGATAGTATATCCCCGTCTTAAGCCCCACGCTCCACGAGTAGAAATGCATAGACGTCAATGTAGCGTACGTCGGGTCCTCCAACCAGAGATTTAAACTTTGCGACTGGCATACAAACGCGCCGCGATCGCGCGCCATATCAATGAGGTGCTTCATGGGCATCTCCCAGACAGTCTTGTACTTGTCCCGCATATGCTGGGGCAGAGAAGCAATTTGCTGCACGCTCCCCCTGTTCGCGATGATGTTATCTTTCACCGCAGCGTTCCACATACCGAGGCCCATCAGCTCCTTCATCAAGTATTGGTTCGCCACAACAAAGTCACCGGCGATCGTCCTTCGGCTATAGATATTGCTCGTCAGCGGTTCAAAGCATTCGTTGTTACCGAGGATTTGACTAGTAGACGCAGTGGGCATAGGAGCAACACTGAGCGAGTTCCTTAATCCATACTGTGTCACCGACTGTTTCAGCCCATCCCAGTCGTAGCGGTTACTCGGTGTCACACCCCACATGTCAAACTGCAATTGTCCTCGCGCAGCGGGCGACCCTTCAAATGACGCATACGATCCTATGTGTTCATCACTCAACCTCTCGATCTCATTTGTCGAAAAAGCCAGTGCTGACGGAACCATCGCCGACAATGACTTCGCTGTTATTGTGCCACCTCTGTCACAACGACCATTCACGTACTCAAAACGGCGCTTGGCGATTGCGCATGAAGTTTGGATAGCCGCATGGTAGATAGTTTCGAAAATGTTGCGGTTTATCACCAGCGCCTCTTTGCTGTGGTAAGGCACATCCATGAGCATAAACACGTCTGCCAATCCCTGTACACCCACCCCGATTGGGCGATGCAAAAGGTTACTCGTCCGGGTCTTAGGAGTGGGATAATAGTTAACATCAATCACCTTGTTGAGGTTCTCAGCTACAACACCTACCACATCGTGCAGCTTTTCGTAATCAAACGTCTTGTCGTCTTTTACGAACCTGCTCAGACCGATACTGGCAAGATTGCAGACCGCTGTTTCGTCTTTCGACGAGTACTCGATAATCTCAGAACAGAGATTGCTCGACTTAATCGTCCCTAGGTTCTTCTGGTTACTCTTCGCATTGGCGGCGTCCTTGAACACAAGGTATGGTGTCCCTGTTTCCATCTGGCTGTCCAAGATTTTCATCCACAGGTCGCGAGCCTGGATTGTTCGACACGCATCGCTACCCTCTCGCTCGTATTTCTCGTACAACTCTCTAAACGCATCACTATGGACGTCGGCGAGGCCAGGGTACTCGTCCGGGCAGAAAAGCGTCCACTTTCCGTTTGACTTCACCCGCTCCATAAAGAGAGACGGCACCCAGAGGGCATAGAACAAATCACGTGCCCGTTGCTCTTCATCCCCATGGTTCTTTTTCAAGTCCAAAAACGCCTCGATATCGCGGTGCCAAGGCTCCAAGTAGATGGCGAAAGAGCCATTGCGCTTGTTACCGCCCTGATCAACATATCTGGCCGTATCGTTGAAGACCTTCAACATTGGCGCTAGACCGTTGCTGGTCCCGTTTGTACCGCGGATATGGCTTCCGAGCGCCCGGACGTTGTGGATATGCAAACCAACACCACCCGCCCACTTGCTAATTAGAGCACACTCTCTCAGCGTGTTGTATATGCCGTCTATGCTGTCGTTCTCCATAGCCACCAAGTAGCACGAACTTAGCTGCGGGCGCACGGTGCCGGCATTGAACAACGTCGGCGTAGCATGTGTGAAGTATTTCTGCGACATCAACGCGTAAGTCTGCAACGCAGCAGCAATATCTTCACCATGTATGCCGATCGCCACCCGCATCCACATGTGCTGTGGACGCTCTACCATGACCCCATCGCATCGGATAAGATAGGCTCGTTCCAACGTCTTGAACCCGAAGTAGTCGATCAAGTAGTCCCGATCGTAATCTATCGCATCCTCAATCTCCGACTTGTGCTTGTGTGCCATAATATGCAGATGCTCGGAGACCAGAGGGGCCCGGGTGCCGTGCACGTCAGTAAAGCTGTACAACTTGCTTATAGTGTCTGCGAAAGATGACAACGTGTTTTTATGGTGGTTTGACACGACAACGCGAGACGCCAGCGTCCCATAGTCGGGGTGGACCGTCACCAGCGATGCACACTGCTCCGCGGTCAGCTCGTCAATCTGCTTCGTAGAAATGCCGTCGTGCAACTGGTCTATTACCTTCATCGCCAATGGGGTATAGTTCAAAGCAAGGCTTGCCTCGGCACCCAATGTCCGAACGCGTTTGAGGATTTTATCAAATACCACCTCCTCATACGCCCCATTGCGTTTCTTGACACGCATCTCTCCGGTTGTATCTGCCATCGACATCGATGCATAAGAAAAGGGCGCAGATTTAAATCCTTTATCCAGCGTGCTTCTCAAGCTCTTCCAGGATCGACTGAAGATACGCGTCCTTCATCGCAGCATCGGCGCTGGTGTCGACACTTACAACGTTGACCGCGGGGGCAGGTGCACCACCCTCCACGTCCATCGCGGAGCCTTTACCAATTTGTTTCTGCCGTTTGACAGAGCGTGGAGCATATTGATCGTATCCTTCTTTGCGCCCTCTCAATACATCATTCCACGTATCCTCTATGACCGGCAAAGCCGCTTCGAACCAAAGCTTATTCCTCAACACTAGTACACAGCTCGATTGGTCGAGCCTCCAGTAAATGTTCTTCACCCATGTGTGCGCTGCATGTGTCTCCATCATCTTACCTTCCCATTCTTCGAAAGCCTCTTGATCCAAATCAAGCGGGGAATACGCATAGAACGGCCTTCCGTCGACTACAAAGTACATTATAGCCCCCTTTTGCTGCCCGTTGCCAGTGCGGGTGAAAGTCCCGTCTTCGCGAAACTCCCCATACGATGCGTACTCGATGAAACGCGTCTCAAGAAAGTCGCATTCGTTTAAGTCACACGTCTCCATTTGGATTTGCATCTGAATCCAGTATTCGAACTTTGGAATGCCCGTGATCGGGCGATTGACAATGTTCTTTATCTCAATCATTCGTCCATAGCGAGAGCTCGTCTCTTTTGCATTGATCCCGTCGGGGGACGCTCCGATGAATCCATACGTTTGATGGGGTATGCAGCCGAACTCCTCTACAATCGTATCGTGTTCTCGCTCATATAGCATAGTAGACACGGGTTCATACTTAGTCCCATGGTGCATAGGGGTCTCTGTAGACACGTGGTCAAACTTCGACGCGTCGATCGGTTTGCACTTATCGTATCTAATTTGGTTTCGCATACCTAAAGTGCCAAAACACTTATACATGGTCGCGGCCGTCATCCGCTGCCACCGGTCAGCGTGCCATTTGGGCGTGCGCTGAGGTTCCTGTGGTATGGAACGTAGAAGCTCTATCTTGCGGCGCAAAACAGACACGTTGGGGGGCTTCCGGATCAAAGTGCGACGATGCGAACGTCGTGGCGCCACCACGGTGAACACCAACTTAGCCGCGCACGCGACAGCGGCATACACTTCCTCTTCGAGTAAATCCAGCTCATCAAGCGGCGTGCCTTCTAGTTGAACCAGCAATACGTTTGCCACCTCTTCGTATAGCCCCTCGTGGAACCTCGGCTGGGCAAACGCAAGTGGGTCCGACCGTATTTTGTCATCTAGGAGGATCGCGGCGCATTCCATTAGTTCTACTTGTTCAGATGGATCAAGAAGCGGTGGGGGGGCGTCGAAGAGATGTGTAACATCATGCATCCGCGCGAGCTCGTCACGCAATGCCGATAGAGGCGTCATGTACATTAGTCGTACGGCCATCTAAACAAATATTCAATTTTAACTATAACGAATGGTAGCGCCGCACACGCGAGAAATAGTACTGCGCAACAAAAGAACAAAGGATGCTGTCAAACGTATGGAAAACCCGGAGCACACGCCCGTTAGAGACGAGCTCACTTCGGTTCCTCCGGAAATGATGTCCCCCGCCGCGGAACTGGAAGCACTAAGATACATCTACATGGCCACGCCGGCGCCGCAACATAAACCAGCGCTATGTAAGGGGATAGAGCTGGTTAGGAAGGAGATCGTGAGCAAGCACAGAGGGTACGCGGCTCAGGATAAGAAGAAGGGAATATTCAGTATCGCCGACATAATAACGCCAGACCTTTGTACGGGTAAACTAATCGCCTGCAATCTGAAATGTTGGTACTGCAAAAAAGGCACCACAATACTTTACCGCGAGGTCCGGCAACCGGATCAATGGACCCTAGATCGGCTAGACAACGATCTGGGCCACACAGACGAAAACACCGTGATTGCGTGTCTCGAATGCAACCTAAAAAGAAGAAGGCAGTCTGCCGATAAATATAAGCTTGGGAAGTCCATCATTGTCAAACGGTAGCGATTATGGACGCGGGGATCCTATATTAAACATGGTGAAAACGTGAAGACCTTGCGTTTCTGTGAAACCGCTGTTCTTGAATAGTTCTCTATACTGTTCTCTCATCGGTGACACAACCCGACAGCACAATCTTGTTTGCGCTTCTTCGAGGCAGTGTGAAATAAGGTCGCCCGCCACTCGCTGCACATCTGCACTAGGGTCAACCTCCAAATCAGTTATGTGCGCCACCTGATTGCCACCGTGTGACAGTCTTTGTTCGATGAGCACAGACAGGATACCAATCTCTTTCCCATCTTCATTGCTTACATAAATGCGCTGATTCGGCGGCAGCTGAAGGACTAGGGAATGAAAACGATCGGGTGATATGGTGGGGCATGGATGTGATTGCGAGAGAAGACCGAGAATAGCATTACGGGATATGGGAAGGGTGGCGATGTCAACAATCATACATATCTTATGATGTGGGAATATTTGCGAGCGTCTAGCACACGCCGCCGTATAGTAATTGATCTCAGTGTAGCTTAAATATTCAAGCATTAAGGATTTAACCATGTCATATGGCACACAGAACGGCCTCATTATGAAAAAACTGTTAACGTACTACGCCGACATGGAGAAGCTAGACACCATGCTCGCGATCATAAACGGTAGTTCTAGCGTCTCGTTGCGTACCGTCGATTGGTTCGCTACTAACTATGCAAAGATGCACTATACGGTCCTTACCAACTCGGCAGGAGTACGGTTCAAAGTATACGACGACTACAAACTGCGGCTTCGGTCGTACTCTAAGAGACGCTTTGATCCATTTTGTCGCCATGAAAGAATAATGATCCCGTATAAGGATGGGCAGCACGTTCAGACCACACTTGGTCAACTGAACTTCTTTTGGTGGGCCATTGAAAACGGAGTGATCCGGTTTATTCAGGGGAACCATGCGGCGATCGAGGCAGACATGACGGCCCGGAACAGCACATCTCGTCGAAGACAGACGGGTGCGCCGGCACCTGGAGCTACTAAGACGCGGAAACGTCGCGAAGAACTATCAGTTCTTGCTTCGAAGAGCATCCACAGAGAGGACGTGGAAATCGTGGTTCAGTTTGTCTAGATGGTCACTTAGAAAAAAGGAATGATACTTTTCAATGGGAGGCAGGATCTCCGTTCCAAAAGTATCATTTGAGGACATGCAGACGTATTGCACAGGGAGCGTAAGTCGTGGCACCATGATCATAAGCACAATGCCTGATAATCTGCAGTCGTGTCTTCTTCCCAGCACCATTCCGTCGAAGGGTGAAGAGGACATAATTAACCGCTTGGCCAAGGGAGGCACGAACACTCGCATTGTTGTGTATGGAACAAACTGCAACGATGATAGCGTGTATACGAAGCATCAACAGCTCACCTCGTTCGGTTTCACATCAGTTTTGATATACCCCGGCGGTATGTTTGAGTGGCTGTGTCTCCAAGACATATATGGACGTGATAACTTCCCTACCACCCAGGAGGAACTAGACATACTCAAGTACAAACCCACTAGGCGTGATGGACTCCCAATGATTGAAGATAAACATCCATAGCTTGATTCGCCAACTCGTCGGCGCGCTTATTGAACTGGCGCTTGACATGGAGGAAGTCTACGTTTCCAATGGCTCCCACACTGCCGACGGCTTCTCGGTAAAGCGGTAGAAGGGTCTTTGACTTGGTTACCGCACGCCCGGTCATTTGATTTACGATTAGCTGTGAGTCACCGAACACTGTCAGATCGGTCACTCCCAGTCGCTCGGCCTCTTTGAGCCCTATGTTCAAAGCCGAATACTCCGCGTAGTTGTTCGTATTGTAAGCTGAAACTAACTCGCTCGCTGTCCAGGCTTCCATCCCCTCGATGTAGATGACAGCACCTGCGCCGCATACACCAGGATTGCCTCTACTCCCTCCGTCAAACATGAGTACATATGTCGTCTTCGCACGCGACAGTTCACTGGTCGCCAAGCTCGCGGTGCCCACCTGTCCGATGACTGGACGGGACAGCTCACTGGTCGTCCGGCCCGCGATGCCCACCGGTCTGATGATCGGACGGGGAGATAATCTCGCAGCCACCGCCGGCACTCGCCGCATCAACACGTCAAAAGCGTTTCTGATACCCATTGCCTCTATCTTTTGTTCGCGGAGTGCCTTTGTGTCAATTTTCTCACTAGTTTCGGGTCTCCCAGAAAACCGCTCACCTCTTTGAGCCAACACGCAAAGGTCGCTTCCTTGTCGTAGATATCCGCTTCTCCGTCTAGATAGAGTACTGGGATTCCCGCCTTCCGGCTCTGTGATAACCAGGAGTGATGATACTCACCGCATCTTTTTAGATAAGGGATGGGAATGTTCTCACCGGGACGGCCTCTCTTCGCAATGCGCTCGCCACACGTCGCCGCGCACGCGTCTATATATATACGAGCGTGCACCGGAAGCTCCTTGAGAAACACGTCGTACCAACGGTTGTATATGGCATACTGCACGTCCTCTAGCAGGCCGTCATCGTTGAGCATCTTCGCAAACACATGTTTGTCTGTGTCTACACATCTCTCTGAGATTATGTACTCGGCCCCGGTCCTTTCGGCTTTCAGCACCGCATCACGTAGGATGGCTAGTCTCGAGATATATGCCATCATTTGGAAAGAGAAGGCGTACTTTTCTTTGTCGGCGTAGAAGAGCTCGATCATCGACTGCCCATCAGCATTCTGGATACCCTCCCACTCCCGTACAGGCTCCTGTATAAAGACATATCGCGGGTCGTCCGCTAGGTATGTCTTGAGCTTCTCAACAAAAGTCGACTTTCCCGCTCCAATATTCCCATCTATGGACACAATTGCAGGCCGGCCGGGCGAGGGGGTGCGCGCGTACCACATGTATGCGCCGAAGCCTATGGCCGCCGTCGCGGCAGCAGCAGCCGCACCAATTATGGAGCGTGTTTGAGCCACCCAAGACAACGCCCCACTGAAGGCTGCGAGCTGTGCCATCTAGACTTGTATGTATAGAGTGCGTGTTTTTCTTTGTCGGGTTCAATTTATGTCAAAATTGATCTGTAAGTGTTTTGGCTAACTATGGTACACACACACACGAGTATGGTCCAACAATCGACATTGCTCCAGCAATCGAAGCTGAGCCGCGACGAGTGGAATGGCATTGAAGTGCCGTTACCCGATACCGAGCGAAAAATCCTAGGCATGATTGTGCGATGCGCCGGAGACGTAAACGCTAAAGCTTCCACATGCCCTTCGCTACTCACATATGCGCGAATCGAGGAGAGCCAGCCTGCACATGAGCATCTATACGGCCACTTCTTGCGCGAAAAGCTCATGTTGGCGTTCGCCTTAAACGGGTGGCAGCCGTCGCACGTCGACGCCAAGTTGGCTGCGTCACTTAAAAAGGCCGATATAATCCGCGTTAACAACACGACGAAACAGCTGGGCGATGGCGACAAGTCCATTGTGGAGTTCATCATCATTGACGCGATTAGCGCATTATCCCATAGTAGTGCCAATACGGGACCTTGGTATCGTGCGATTTACGCTCTCAATGTCATACTGGCACGCGGAGTGCCTAGGCTCAACACCATACTGGTTACACATGTCGCCGGGTTCCTGACTGCAATGGACGCAGTGGTTGATGTGGAGCGAGCGTTCACGGCGGCAAGCGCCTTCTTGCTGGACAACAGTTACGCAGAACGTGTGCGTATGTTGGAACTTCATGACCATCAGAAGGAGCTGTTCACATTGACAGCTCGGGACGGGCCCAAACTCATTACTCTCAGGGCGCCTACCGGGACTGGCAAAACCATATCACCGATCGGTCTGCTCAGCACGCATCGCATCATCTTTATCTGTGCCGCGCGACATGTGGGACTGTCACTAGCCAGGGCCGCCATCACCATGGGTAAGAAGATTGCATTTGCCTTCGGATGCTCGAGTGCTGGAGACATTCGGCTACATTACTCAGCCGCAAAAGAGTGCATTCGGGACACGCGGTCGGGCGGCATCCGGAAGGTCGACAACGCGATTGGCGACAACGTGGAGCTCATGATCTCCGATCTGAAGTCCGCACTCTCTGCCATATACTACATGAAGGCCTTCAATGACCCCGAGAAACTCCTTCTCTACTGGGACGAGCCTACGATCAGTCTGGATATGGAGGAGCATCCGTTCCATGAAACAATACACGATGTGTGGGCGAAGAATGTCGTACCGAGCATTGTGCTGTCATCCGCCACTTTACCTTCGGAGGCAAATATGCACCCTGTAATAAGTGACTATCAGGATCGGTTTGGTGGTGCAGTCCATCACATCTTAGGTGTAGACTGTGACCGCAGCGTGGGTATTTTGAGCCCTGACTGTAAGTACGTGTTGCCGCACCTGGTGTGGAAGACGCACGACGAGTTTCGCGCAGGCGTTCGCCACATGATGGGCAACATCTCTCTCTTGAGATACGTGGCGCTCGAAGACTGCGTGCGATGTATCACACTTCTCACATCGATGGGTCTGCTGCGCGAGCCGAGAAGTATAAGCAATACATTCGCACGGCTAGGGGACTTCTCCGTACGCAGTATCAAGGAACACTACCTGCACACGCTCGCCGACGTCGATCATGTCGCCTTCGACAAGCTGCGCCCGCGACTAAGTGAGCTATCCCGCTCGCATCGCCCTTACACTGCCCAGCTCACCACCGTGGATGCACATACCTTGACAAACGCTCCTACCATCTATCTAGCCAAGGACGTCACAAAAGTTGGGCGATTCCTCCTACAAGACAGCAAAATCCCGAGGGCCGCACTCGCAGACGTCTACGCAAGCATCAGCCACAACGAAAAGATATTGATCGAGATCGCCAAGCTGGAAAAACAACAAGCGGACGAAACCAAAGAAGCACAACAAGGTGAGAGGCAGATGGCCAAGGAGAAGGAGGACACCTCACAATCTGCTAGGATGATTCGTCAGTTAAGATCGATGTTGCAAAGTGCACAACTGCATGATATGTTTATTCCCAACACCAAATCCCATCTCGAGACCTGGACCGCGCGAGGCACTACCCCCCAAGATGCAAACCGACCGTTCTGCTGCAACATCAGTCAGAAGGAGACGTTGGAAATCTTGAGCCTTGGAGAAACCGACGACGTGTGGAAACTGTTGCTCTTGATGGGTGTAGGCGTGCTGGACAACGGTATGGAGGCGCGCTACACTGAGAAAATGAAGCAGCTCGCGCAAGAACAGAAGCTGTTCCTACTCATCGCTGGCAGTGACTACATATATGGAACCAACTATCAATTCGGACACGCGTTCCTGGGGAAGGATTTGAAGGGGCTCACGCAAGATAAAGCTATCCAGTCGATCGGGCGGGTTGGTCGGACAGGAGCGACCCGGGACTACACCGTTCGCTTGCGCGACGGAGATGTTGGACATCTGCTGTTTAACAAGTCAGATGACCAACCTGAGGTTGTAAATATGGTGAAGCTGTTCAGGGGGGAGTAGTTTAACGGAGGCGAAGGACAAGGTGAAGAGTGCTTTCTTTTTGGATATTGTAATCAGCCAAAGTACGATCATCCTCCAGCTGCTTGCCTGCGAAGATAAGTCGCTGCTGGTCGGGAGGAATGCCCTCCTTGTCCTGGATTTTTCGCTTTATGGTCTCAACAGTGTCACTGGACTCGACTTCTAGTGTGATCGTCTTGCCGGTAAGGGTCTTAACGAATATCTGCATCTCCTGTATACAGAACGCTGTGAGCAATTTCTAAATAGTTTAAGACACTATCCAGAAGAAAGTTGTCTATTCATACTAGTACATGGACATCGTTGTACATTGCCCACATTGCGGACTGCCAGCTCCCGTCACCGCCGCTGATATCGACAAAGGAGCTCTATACCACGGCACCCTCAAGAAGAATGGGCGCCGGTTGCGTGATCGTGTGCCCGCCGAGTGGGTGCAATACCTATACGACAACGACATGATTTACGGCTGTGGAAAACCGTTTTTTGTTATTCGCAAGTCTAGCATCCAATTCGAAGCTGTACCGTTTAACCCTATGTTTCGGGGAACCAGCATCCGGAGATCGACTGTTATCCCATGTGAGAGAGTCGCTCCATCTAGTACTGACTGAACCCTTCCTTCATCTTCCCTTCAGCCGGCTTCGGGGAAGGTGCCGGCGGCTTCGGACCGGGCGCGGGGGGCGGAGGAGGCGAAGGTGGCGAAGGTGGCGAAGGTGGCGAAGGTGGCGAAGGTGGCGAAGGTGGCGAAGGTGGCGAAGGTGGCGAAGGTGGCGAAGGTGGCGAAGGAGGCGCCGGTGGTGGTGGGCCGGGGTGCGGCGGCCCATGGTGTGGGCGTGGACGATGGTGCCCAGGCGGACCAATGAAACGAGGCCCTAGCACTAGCGGAGGGCCACCCACATAACGGACCTCGGGATCAGACCGTGGAATAACCACCACGCTGGGTGCGCGCGCCGTCTTCGCGAACGGCAAGTAACCCAGTACAGCCAAGAGCAGAATGAAGACCAGCACACCAGTCATCAACGCGAAGAGACCGCTCATACCTGAAGCCATCGATTATAACTAATGGCAATATAATTATCCCTCCTTATTTCATCCATGGCGCACATGACGGCGGTAGCAGACACCCATCCAAAACATAAACCTGTCGCGGCCGCAAACTCTACCTCATTGGCGAAGGAGGGCACTCTCGATCTGCTATATAGTGGGCGTGTCTACGGCCCCGAGTCGGTGTTGGCAGGTTGGCTCAATTTGAGTTTTTTCTCAATAACCACGGCACTTCTCTTCTACCACATGACTAGGGTCAAATCACTCGAAATGGATGCACGCGTGGCCGGCATTTTCGCCATCATATTAATGGCCGTAAGCATCAGCTACACGGTCTTTGCTATCGGCCCTTACTCCGAGCGCATCAGGTTCATAGTCGACCAATGCATCGCAGAGGAGAAATGCAGCAACGCGAAAGCAGCCAATCTTCGCAATATCTATTATCAATATATAGCACTAGGAGTTATCACCAGTGTTATAGAAGTATGCATCTCCTACGTAGTAGGACGCAAAACGTGGACGCTCATATTCGGATGACCTAGACGTGCTCCTGCACCCAGTTGCCTGCGAAGCCGCCGGCTACCGAGCCGATCTCACGTCCAAGAGTCTCACCAACGGGGCCCGCGACGTCCTCCCCCGCCAGCGCACCCAGGTCACCTCCTACTTCACTGCCTACGTCCTTGCCCAGACCCTGGAAGGGGTCGTCGTTTACGTTGCCGTTCTCCATTATGGTAGATATAGAGATATTATTTCTATACCTATACTGATCTTTTAATCGAGCTAAATATAAGACGATGGATGATGAGTTTGACTTCATACGACCGGCTCTCGGCGGTAAACTTCTGCGTATCCGCTCCGAGTCGAAGTCCCATTACGTCCATATAGACTACTGTGACGCCAAGAAACGGGGGCGCTGGTTCCAACTTACCACGTGCGCAGAATACGCTAAATGCTGGGTAGGACACGATCGCCGAGATACGCGCTCCGGTAACGTGCGAGTAGGGAACTCCGTACTTATAAAGCTGCGTCCGGGTGTCTACATGTATGCAGGGCTCGATGTGTACACTTTGCATACGGACGATGAAATAACAGAGTATAGAGCGCTAGAGGGTGGTGGTCGCACGCCCTTTTCCGTGGGCTTCGGTTTGAATACGATGTATTTTCTCACTGAGCACATGACGATCACGTATGATGAGATGCTTAGGTATCTAGGAGAGCTCTCCAATAGACGGACTGGGGACCTAGAAATAGACGAGGAATGGCTGAGAAAACTGGGACCTACAGCCTTGTACCGCCATGCATACGCGATGCAGTCAGATGAGAGATATCATGTCAGTCAGATGAACATCATAGGTAAGATGCTGTAAATGAGTATGGAGAAGTCATAATAACCTCTAAGAGTATATTATGGTTTGTGAAGACCCTGCACTCAATAGGTTCAAGTTAACACGTCACTGTTGCAAGCACTGCGGGATCGGACCCTCGGGGTTCAGTGTCGCGTTTGACAGGAAAACGGGCAGTTACAAACCTGTATGGGACAAGTACTGCAGCATGGGATGCTGTATCGCGGGCGACGATGAACCACACTACGTGTCTCTCTAGCTCGCCGACACCTCCCTTCCATGGATGTAAGCGAACCGGGAGCTTATCCAAAAAGTGCAAAAATACCACTTTTCAAAGGGTGGTAGAAATAATAAAGTTGGACATGGAAAAGTATGTCCAACTTTTGTTTGACCGACCACTTATAGAAACGCAGATTTTTTCAAAAATGACTTTAGAGCATAATGGTCTCGTTTTCGGTTTTTGCGCGCAACGGTTGTTACCATAATGAAAAATGTGCCCACTCGGTGGATAAAATATTGTTCTATTGTACATGGAGCATTTAGGAGCAATTGATGTTGCAGAAAGTTGCGCACATAAATACACATGCGTTGTATGTGACTATGTTACGTCACGAAAGAGTAGCTATGACAAACATTTGTCAACCGGTAGACACAATATGCTTACCAATGCTTCGCTGAGTAAGCATGAATGCGCATGTGGTAGACTTTTTAATCACAAACAGAGCCTACACCGTCATAAAAAGGCGTGTGATGGTGTGAATAACCTCACTGCAAAAGTTGCAAAGGTTGCAAAATTGCTCCCGGTTGCTCACAAGCTCTATACATGTGACTGTGGCGCCACCTTCACACGCAACAGTAATCTGAAGAGGCACAAGAAAGCCTGCCTACATGGCGGGGGAGAGGCAGAGAACGTTGTGATTGCGCCCACTGTCAACAACACACAGGTGCTGGAGGTGTTGGAGCTGTTGAGGGGGAAGTTGGACAGTGCGGAGGAGTGTAACGAGTTATTAAAAGGAGAGATGAAGCAGATTAAGTCTGGCGTGCTTACCGCGGTGGCGGAGCCTAGGGTTGTTAACAATTACAATAACATCAACTTGTTTCTGAATGAGAGGTGCGGGAACGCGATACCTATACAGGACTTCGTGAGAGGTTTGGTAATCGACACGGAGGATGTGGATTACGCACTCGTGAATGGGAAAGCGAGCGGCATCGCCAACATTATCGAGAAGCAGATAAACGAGCTGGGCGTGTATAAGCGTCCGCTTCATTGTACTGATGTCAAACGAGGGACAATGTATGTGAAGGGTGCAGAAGGATGGGGTAAGGAAAGTGGCGAGGTGACTAAGCTGATACAAGACGTGAACCATGCGCAGGTGAAGGGGATAAAGATATGGGAGGCCGCGCATCCGCGGTGCTTCGATACCGGGCATGACAGGGAGAAGGATAAATGGTTTAAGATAGTGAAATGCTTGACGAACGATATTGAAGGGCTAGGAACGCGCAAGATATCGAAGAGATGCTACGAGGTAAGTAAGATAAACCAGGAGGATATGGTATGATGGGTGCGAAGGACCGACTGTTGACAGTTTTTATCTCACCAGATACCAGATGGAGATGCACCCTATTAGACTTGGCGTCACTCTCGGTATCGTGTGGGGAAGCTGCATGTTACTTCTAGCTTTGTTCGCTGGCAAGAATTACGGATTGTCGTTCTTTAGCGCAATGGCAAAGCTGTACATTGGTTGCGGTCAGGAGAGCCTTTTCTCAAAGCTGTTGTGTGGGGTCTTGGGGTTCTTGGATGCGTTTGTGGGCGGATGGCTGGTGGGTGAAGTTTACAACAGGCTGCCTATTAGGATGTAGATTGGCTTTTATCTTGCGTAATTGTATAATGAAACTCGACGGTTTTCATTTTGCGTTAATCGCGATTGTCGTTCTTTTAGCGATCTACTTTGGAAGTGGGTTTGGGCAAAGAAGGCGGAACAGCCGCTAACGCCTGCGGGTACAGCTCAATGCGGCGGATTTTGCCAAACTGGCTCTTTCACCTCACCGGAGGGCAAGCGCGGTTGCTTTAAGCACTGTAAATACGGTGGACGGTGGGGCGGGGGGGGCGACGCGTACTGTTGTAATCCGTACAATCTACCGGAACTTCGCAGCGATGTTAGATGGAAGCTGTGACGAAGCGGGTATGGGCAGGCGCAGCAGACACATGTAAGATCAGCTGGGAATGCTCCGGTCGCAATAGTTGCGGCGACAAATATTCCTGTGCTTAAGACTAATCTTGTCATAATTGTTCATATTATTAGACTTCTAATATGAACTTTCTTACTCGAAGGAAACATCTTCGTATTTAGCCGTGAGCTTCGTCCGCATGCGTTCTAACTGTTCGCCTACGTCATATTCTGCAGGCAGAACCATCTTCAAGTTTTGGCGCGTTCCGTCTTCTAGCCTGCGTTCATAGACAAGATGTGGCTTCTCCCGCATATGGATCATTGAGAAATACATGGGAAGAGGTGACTGCTTCTCTACATAGGTTCCCGCGTCAAGAGCTTCTACAATCTCCGCAGCTTGAGCAAGCTTGTCTTGATCGGCGACCTTGTTTGACTTAGAAGTGCAAATATCCCGTTTGCCAAGACCCACGAGTGCCGGGTGTTTCTCTACGCGAAAGAAGCTTCTTGTCTTACCACCCGTGCCATACGGTTCCAAGTAGTAAGTCGCATATTTCGGGATCATGTCTTCAGTGATCCCTTCGGGAAGAGGGATGGCATCTTTCTTCCTCGCTCTTTTTGTGCCTTCTTTGATACCCTTAGAGTTCCCCATTTGAACCGCTTGAGATACGACTCGCAAGTTGTCAAACGTGTTGTTTAATGGATCCTGATCGATGTGGTCCACACTAATTGTTTTCGTCCCTTTGCCGTTCCCATAGCATCCGGTGATGACTTGGTGGATATATAAGCTACCGTTGAGTGCGTGGGTTGAAATATAACCATTGGACTGCTTATAGAATGTGAGCTTTTCCCCACCATTGTGCTCGTTCTCGTAGTCAAGTATTTTCTGATAGGATACCGGGCACAACCTACACAGCGTATCTTTCTCACAATACATCACCAAGCCTTCGCCTTCGCCTTCTCGGGTTCTCCACAGTGGGTTTTTCATTTTATGTGCTTGCTGACCAATGGCTTTGCTATGTCCGGGTACGTAATCAATCACTGTGAGCTTCTCAAGTAAGTCCGGGTAGATAATAGGGCGGCACATCACGTTGCCTCTCGTTAGATCGTACTTATTACCATTTTTGAAAAGGAATACATGACTATCGTGGTCGTATCCATACAGGTGCTCAATGATGGTGATAGACCGTACGTTCTCTCGATAGAAGGGGTACTCACTGCTGTCCGTATACTTGAGCTTCTTGGGGAGGAGGAACAAGTCCAGATAGTCCGCCTTATCCAATAGGATTACGGTAGCAGCATGCGGGCGTGTCGGGTCGTTTTGCGGATGAATGGTGAGGGTCCGCCTGCGCTCGTCGGCCGGTCCGGCGCTCACAGTAAAAACAAGCACGTACCTACCTGGTTTAATGGTCGGGACAGGAGCGCTTTCTTGCATCATGTTATACACTTATAAGATGATAGCTCTTTAAGCTCAAAAGACGAACTATATTCGAAATGTTGTGTTCTTCTAGTTACTATACGCTAAGCCTCCCATACCGCTCATCACACGCAGCACGTTGTAGTTGGTGGCGTACACGCGGACCTTGGCGGTCTTGGTGCCAGACACGGTCGCGTTCGACAGAACCAGCTGGAGCGTGGCGTTGTCGATGCGGCTGAAGTTGCACGAGCCAGACGGCTGGTGCTCCTCCGGGCGCAGCGCGAACGAGTACACGTTGATACCGGTGTCCGGGTTCCGGGTGTGGTGCTGGTAGGGCTGCACCAGGTCGAAGTAGGTCCCCTCACGCTCCGAGAAGCGGTCCTGGCCGTTGAGCTGCAGCTTGGCAACCACGACCGGGTTCTCGCCCCAGCAATGCAGGTCCAGCGCGGTCTCCGCCAGCACGAAGGTGCCCGCGTCAGACACGGTGGAGGTGGTCGGGCCGTTGAAGTTCGGCGCCCTGTAGGTGCCGTCCCAGGCCGTCGAGTTGGAGGCGTCGGCAGCACCAGCGTCCACGAACATACCACCAGCCGCGATATCGCCGATGAACTCGCCCGCACCCGCCGCGCCCGGACCCGCGAACGCGTGGATCGCGTTCGGCAGAGCATCGATGGCGTCGGTGTAGTTGAACGGCTGCGCGCCCAGCACCTCGTACAGGATGTTGTTGCACTCGAGGGACGAGCAGTAGTCGACGTTCGCGTCAGGCTGCACAACCCAGATCAGCTCCTTGCAAGGATGGTTGAAGTTCAGCTTGATCTTGTTCGAGGACGAACCGACAGACTCATCACCGGTGAACTGCAGCTGCTCGATCAGGTACTCATGCGGGTTCTGCGCCATCCGGCGACGCTCATCAGTATCCAAGAACACGTAGTCGACGTACAGGGACGCAGCCACCAGGGACTGGTTGTACGCAGCCGACACCTTGGTAGCGGTGAAGGCGCTGCCGCTGCAGTCCAAGTTGGACACAGCCCAGAGGCACTCGTCAATCGGGCGCAGATCAAGGTTGATCTTCACCTCGTGGTACTGGAGCGCGATCAGCGGCAGAGCCAGACCGGGGTTACGGCAGTACCAGAACTGGAGCGGGACGTACAGGGTCGTCTCCGGCAGGGCGCGGCGCGGGGCGCACACCTGGGTCGGCGCGCTGCTGGAGCACGGGCCATCCACCTCCGCGAAGGACGGGTCGGTGATGTAGGTCAGCTGGGTAGTGTTACCCACCATCTTGTAGTAGCCACGCTCGTTGCAGCACAGGGTCAGCTGGTTCCAGATATGCATCCAGTCACCATACTGGCGGTCAATGCGCTGGCCGCCAATCTCGACCTCCACCTGGGAGATCAGCTGCTCGCCGGGGAAGTCCAACCAGCGCGCGAACACGCCGTTCACGCCATCCTGCCCGGTTATCGAAGCGTTCGCCATCGCCTGGTCAATCTGGGGCAGGGTAACCTGCAGGTACGTGCGGTACGCAAGATCACCATTACGGCTGATCGTGCACGTAACGCGCCGGCCGAAGTCGGCCTGGCCATTGAACGTCTGCTCGATAGACTCCATCGCGAAGTTAGTGTGACGACGGTAGGTCACCTTCCAGAAGGTGATCTGCGGGTTACCGGTCAGGTACACGTCCTGCGCGCCGTAAGCGACGAGTTGCATAAGTCCACCACCCATAGTTATACTATTGCTAAAGAAAAAAAATCGTGGGAGAAACCTTTATAAGACACTCCTTAACAACGGTTATCAGCGCTTGGCCACCATTCATGGTACATAATCGGGCATCAGCTTTCGGATGTCGACGCTGTCGCGTAAGAACGTCTTAAGAAAGCCCTCGCACATCACCTCCCTCTTATTCTGGTGAGGCTTGGAGAATATGTACTTGTCTCCTCTTTTCTTAACGTTCCACCCATCCTGTACAGCATTGTACACGAGTGCCATTTTGTGCAGAGTTATCACATTGATGCTACTATGGTCACCGAGTTCGATCGATATGTCCATTATTCATCAATAAGAAGATAGAAAAAACTAGAAGTTGACACACATGAAATTAAAAACTCTTTCACACTAACCGTATGCATGCCGATCTTCAAACCGAAGACAAGTAAGCAGATAACGGTGGATGCAAAGAGTGTCGTGACGTTAGACGGTAAGCACTCCAGTATTTGTGCGACCTTCGAAGAAGACGACGCGCGACTAGTTATCCTCCGCGCCGAAAGAAAGGTCCTGAAGCAAAGGGTGTTAGACAATACAGACCCGATAATCGTGCTGGAATGTGGTGATCGGCTACGAGACATCGCAAAAGAAATTGGAGCATTGAAGGAGCGAAAGACGAAGTACTTTCTAGACAATTCCGAGCTAGTGTTTGACTACTTCGAGGAAAAGAAACGCATCGGTGCAATAGACACCGCTCCAAAAGAGGTTAGTGCCGGAGCGAAGACAGTGAAGTCTTTCTTCAAGATGGCCGATGGCGCCGGCGGGGAGCCCGCGTGCGGCCAACAGCGAGAACGTCCAGAAGCGAGCGTGGTTCAGAAGTATCTGGCGAACGTGGACACGGACTTTTTGGACATGGGTAACTACGTGTACACAAGCGACCAGTGTCCGAAATGTGGAAAGGGGGAGTTGATAAGTGTAGAGCATGAGGGTGTGTCTGTGTGCAACTGGTGTGGAGGCAGTATACCAATTCTGATAGAAAACGAGAAGCCCTCTTACAAAGAGCCACCCAAAGAAGTATGCTTCTACGCTTACAAAAGGATCAACCACTTCCGCGAGATACTAGCGCAATTCCAGGCTAAGGAGACCACGCAAATACCAGACGAGGTGCTCGACAATATACGTCGGCAAATCCAAAAGGAACGTATTGAAGTGCCCACACTCAACAACAAGAAAGCGAAAGAAATACTCAAAAAGCTCGGCTACAACAAGTACTATGAGCACATACCGTTCATCAAGGATAAGCTCGGCATAAAGCCTCCCGTCATGAGCCAAGAGCTCGAGGAGACGTTATGCAGTCTATTCATGGATATCCAGGGACCATATGCTAGATATATCCCGGACAATCGGGTGAACTTCCTCAACTACTACTACACCGTCTATAAGTTATGTGAGCTCTTGGAGCAGACCCAGTTCCTACCGTTTTTCCCGATGTTGAAGGATATGGGAAAAAGGATAGAGCAAGACGCCATATGGAAGCAAATATGTGAAGACCTAAACTGGGAGTTTATTCCGACCGTCTGACGCCACACACCTAAAGCAAGCAATGTGGGATGGTATAGGCCAGCCTCCTTGCGAAGGTCAAATCGCTCGGATAGTGAACGCCTCCGTCTACCCGAAGGAAAGCGCATCGTTCGCCGAGCGCCAGTATTTTGTCGGCCTTCTCAGGATGGTATTTGGCTTTGGTTCGGGCGAGCAAGTAAGCTTGGAGTGCGTGTCCAGAAGGGAACGATGGACTATAGGATGTCGGCGTATCAATGTGACCCATGTTAGGGTCGGTTTGGTAAGGACGTCGTCGATTAAATAGCAGCTTAAAAAAGAGCACCATCGCCGTCATTATCGTCGTTACAGACGGGCTGAGGGTAGTATCCCTGTGCTCTGGCATCGTTGCGTTGAAAATGGCACTAGCCCCACCGCGATCAGCGAGATGAAAAAGCTTCGTGGTTTGCCCGTCACGCGAGCTGACTATGTGTTTCATGTCGGCCGCTTCCAGCTCGTCGTCCGGGTGGAGCATGACGGTCGGGAGCCTGGAATAATAGCGTGAGGACGAAAACGAGAGGAACGCGGCCAATGGAGACAATGCGAGAAGTATGAGCACCGTCCATACGATGGAAATGACATTAGACATTTGCTGTTTACACATGAGATTATTATGCGTCACACCTAGCTAGATGTAGGCGACTATGTAAACATTAAAGTATAGCAGAGGCCATGCGTAATTGAAGACCCAGTATGGTGGTATGTGCAAGTAAGTAGACCTTTTATTTATCATGTGGACTATATAACATTGTCACATGATAACTACGTGAATATGCGTGAGCGTTGGCCCCGCACCCCGCTGGCAGCACCACGGGCTCCAGTCTGGCCTGCAGTCATGATTGATATTCTTAGGCAGGGAAGCCGACCAGATTGGCGCCGATGCCGAAACCAGCACCCGAACGCGCGGTGGACGCCATGGACGGGATGTAGGTGTCCATCAAACTGAAGGTCGCCGCCGCCGTCAGCGCGATAAGAGCTATCTCATCCAGCTTCAGCGACTTCTGGGGGATGGCGAAGGCCGCCAGAGCCACCATAAGACCTTCCACCAGATACTTGATCACGCGCCGCAGAAGCTCACTCAGATCCAAAACATTGCCAAGCTGCATTCGATTATAACTAGATGCAAGAAAAAAATATTATCGCGGGCAAGCGGCTTAAACCTTTCGAGGAGATTACTAATACATATGAGTGCGATGAGGACGTCGAGTGGCGGTACGAATCCCCCTAAAGGAGTCGTCCTGCCTAAAGGGGGCGACGGTGCGCCCAATCCGCGCTATGTCGATTTGCTCGCCGAGGACAAGCCTATTGCCGGACAGAAGTTCTGCTGCATTTCTTTTGTTTCGCCTGAGAAACTCCTTAAGAATAGGGATGTCTTCCTGTTTAATGAGTTCGTGAAACACTGGGGGATCGCGAAGCCCATGGAGAAGTACAACCAGTTCCTCAACTTTATCGCGTACAAGTATAGTGTCGACTTCGACAAGCTGGCCGCAGACCTGAAGGACTTCGTGGCAGATCAAAGCAGCACGCTAAATGAGACGACCATTGGAGACGACTATAAGACCTTTCTCGACAGCAAGGAGGAGGAGTTGACGTCTACGTTTGAGACTGCAAATGAGTTCCGGACATCTACCCGCGGTATCAAGGTGCGCGGGTCTTTCCCCTCTCAAGAGGAAGCAGAGATGCGTTCGAAGCTTCTGCGTGAGTCTGATCCTGACCATGATATATTCGTGGGACCGGTGGGCATGTGGATGCCTTGGCACCCTGAGGCGTACAAGACCGGTCGAGTTGAATACATGGAAGCTGAGCTTAATCAGCTAATGAGCGAGAAGCAACAGAATGAGGCGAAGGCGAAGGAGGACTTTGATGGGCGTATCAGAGATGCGAGGGAAAAGGCGATTAAGGACAACATTGAAAAGGCGAAGGCTAGTGGGAACAAACTTACACAAGGGCTTGATGCGGATGGGAACTTGGTGGGTGTGGCCAATGCAAGCACTGTGGAGACTGCCTTGTCGGGAGGAGGAGGGGGAGGCGACGCAATTTCTACTGCCGACATTCGTCGGGAGTTGTTCGAGGGCGAGAACGTGGTGATGGAGAAGGATGGTGATCACGGTCTGAGCCTGCTGGGTAACACGATTATATCGTCGAAGCCGCCCGGCGACGACGGTGGCAAGTAATGGACGTTATGAGCGTAGGTAAAATTGATTAAATATTATCCCTACATATGTATAGGAACAATACGTATGTCGTCTCCACCGAATGCCCCTACAGGAATCAGCGCTCGTTCTAGTCGATGCGCCTACATGGACGCCAAGTGCGGCCCGTGCAAACGAAAGACTGGTTTGACGGCTATTAAATGTCGATGTGAGAGAACATTTTGCCCGAAACATCGTTTGCCAGAGAAACATACTTGTTCGTTTGACTTCCGTTCTCATCATTTGGCGGAGATGGACACCCTAGTTGGCAACATGAAATGTGTTGCGAGCAAGGTAGTTGAGACTTAGAGGTCTTGGTGCACCCTCTTCTACTTACGAGGCGTGGGCCGTTCGTCCATATCTGGGTTCCCGCCCGCCTCTACGTGTTCATCGCATGTTATGCAGCGCCAATACTTGGGTGCGTCAACCGCCCTCGAGCCGTAGCGACACGTCCTGAAGGCCTTTCTAAGGGCGCGGGTCTCGGCGTCCGGTTTCGCTCTTTTTGATTTGCCTCCCTTCTGATGACGACGACCTTTTCTCCTTCGGGTCGTCATCTTTTGTCTGCGTGCCAAACGGCTTCTGCGTGCCAAACGGCTTCTGCGTGCCGAGCGGCTTCTACGTGCCAAACGGCTTCTACGTGCCAAACGGCTTCTGCGTGAGGCTGCGCCTCTTCTGCGTGCCATCACTATGTTGTATATCCAGATAATTGTATCCTCTCCCACGAGTACACAACGCCCACTGGAAAAGCACGAAGAAACTCTCTATGCGCTCGCATGTCTACAGAAGATAACCCGCGATATGTCCGACATTGACGAGCAATGGTCTTTATATTGGAAGCAGCTCACTCCAATGGGTGAACTGGTTCGGGAAGGAGGTGGAATGGAAGCCATGAGCCTGGACAAGGCCGAAGAGGAACTAAACGCAATTAAAAAACGCGATAGTGGCTGTGGAACGAGGTGGTCGCAGGTTGACCCGACGAGCTACACCCACCACAGACGCCCGCACAAGGAAGTGATTCAGCTGCTCCAATCCCACGCTAGTAGCGCAGGTACGGGGTGGGTCGTGCACCATAACGCCCCCCTCGGGGTTAAGGTCGAGCTAGGGGAAAATTGAAACGGCCAACCCACATACAGTAAGGCAACACAGACAATAGATGATCGGGAGTGCACCCCAAAGCGACAACCACCCATTCAATATCCCCCCTGCCGCTCTAAGCGCGATGACGTACAACAAGCGCTTAGAACTGACCATCCCGGACGCTCAACATCGCAAGATCGCGTTCGCCGCTGGAGAATGGGGACAGGGGTCATTTGTGGGGATCGAAGTTGCCCAGAACATTGTCAATCTCGGGCGACGACACAAGTGCCTCAGGTTAGGAACGCAGTTCGGTGGGACGGATGGCGAGTCGGTAACGGAAGAAGACACGGAAGAGCAGCTGGAGAACAAGATTCTCAACTGGTCTTCGTTGTACCTCTGTTGGAGGGCGCTCCAGCACAGGGACGAACAGACCCGGTCCATGCCACCGGCGGTGGCAGATACCATCTTCAATGCGACGTTTGACAAGCTTGAGGAGGAATCTGGCCTCACAGTCGCCTTCACTGACGGGGACGATGAATAAATGCAATCATGTCGGTCACCACCTAGACTTCTTAACACTAATTCTCTGTCCGCCGCTTTTTTTCCTCGCACCAGCAGGATCGTACTGCACCTCATCATCGTCGCTATCTAAATCCTTTGATATCGCCCAGAACTCCTTCGAGCCCAGCCGGAAGTCCGGGTGCTGTTCTGCCTTGTACCAGAATATTTGATCCTGTAGCTTGTTTGACTTCGAGTTGTTATTAATAACGAGACACTCGTAGTTCTCCGTACACTGATCCATAACCTGACAGAACGACTCGAATGTGGGGAACATACCCGCATAGTTCTCCCAAATACGCCTGCGATTGGCGATGTAAGGCTCTCTTAGGATGAAAACGTAGTCGATATTGGTACGGAGATTCGGAGGTACACCTAGGGGGTACTGCATAGTAATCACCAACATGACCTTCCAATGTCGGCCATTCATGAACAGTAGCCTCATCATCTTGTCTTTTGTCCAAGACGCATCATACAAACAGTCGTCGAGGATGACGAATGTTCGGGGATCGATCCTCGAGCGGCCGTAACTTGCCATGTCCTTCTTTACCTGCTTTAGCACAGTCTTTTGCCTCTTAAGAACGTTTTCGATAATGGCCGTACAGTATTCGTCGTGTATAAACAGCTTGGGCACATGCTGGCTATAGAAACCATTACCGGCTTCCGTGCCGGAGATAACGGTGCCAATTGGAATGTCTTGGTGGTAATAGAGAAGGTCACGCACTAAAAAGCTCTTACCCGTATCTCTACGACCAATTAGAACTACAACAGGTCCCTTGTTCTCCTCGGGACGAAAACTAATGTGCTTCATATCAAACTTGCGGAGCTCCAGCGTCATCGATGGTGTAGAAGTATAAAAGAACTTATTGCTAAATACGCGGCAAGTGGATAAGTTCAGGGCTTGAAAATAAAGTGGCCCTAAGACTAATGGAGTTCCCCTTCACCTATAGGAAGTGGTCGCCCGGTCCCCTTCTTGAGGCACTGGCGGACACGCCGACACTTGGGTTGTCCGACCCACAGGTGTACTCGCCAATCCATGACAAGTTCTTCGTACTCGGGGAGAGCAACTGTCACGTAGCGACCTTCAACAATGCATGGATATTAAAGGACATGGGTGACCTCAGTGGCAACATACTGCAAGGATGCGTGGTGGCCAAAGGGGACGACTGCACGAACAAGCGAGACGCATTCATGAAGATATCTCCGCTAGTAGACCCGGTGAAGTTCGCTACTGGCAAATGTCCGGGTGACATTGACGTGTGCCGAGCACTTCCAGTCTGGGGAGACAAATCCGTCTCCTACCCGACAACATCGGATCAAGACAACATTCCATACGTGGACACGTTTTTCACCTATTTGACAAGCCAGCTTCTACACCATCATGGGTTTATCAACGGACTGGATTATTACGGGGCGGTCATAGGTAAACAGTCAAACTACCTATACAACGCCATCGACGACATCGAGAGCCTAGAAGAGTCGGAATACTTCAATGATAAGCATGGAGAGCTCTTCCACATGGACGACAGCATTCGCCGTGAGGTTATGCGACATTCAGCCGTTAACCGTCCGGCGTTAGATATAAAAGAAGACTGCACACCCATATCACTAGACGTCGCCGACATCGGCGAGCTTGACGAGCTAACTGTACTGAGGGAAAACATCGTGGAGGACGCGAGTGGTATGGAAGAGATAATGCGGCTTACGCCAGCGGCGGACGACACTGTCGTCGGCGAAACAGTGTTGCAGTGCAACGACGATGAGTCAGAGTACTGCTCTTCGAGATCATCTGATACCGAAGCGGAAACAAGCGACCTAGACGATGACGATGATGAAGGTGATGGTTCCGCCGAGGACAGTATGTCGGAGTATGATGAAGATGCCGTAGCGTATCTGAGTATGCACGACTATCCGGTCCAACTGTCCTTTCTTGAAAAGTGCGAACGCACGGTCGACAGCCTTCTCATCGACGAGCACACCGACCTCTCGGAAGGGGAATGGGAGTCAATGATACTTCAACTGCTCATGTCATTGATTGCCTATCAAAAGTGTTTCAAACTGACACATAACGACCTACACACTAATAACGTGATGTACATCCAGACACAGAAGCCTTTTCTCTACTACAAAGTAGTTGGGCGACACTACAAGGTCCCGACTTTTGGGAAAATATACAAGGTCATTGACTTCGGGAGGGCTATATATTGGTTCCGAGGGCAGAAAGTATGCAGCAACAGCTTCGCCCCGGACGGGGATGCGGGCGGCCAGTATAATTGTGAACCCTTTCTCGTACCGGAAAAGCCGAGACTAGAGCCCAATCTTAGTTTTGATTTGTGCAGGTTTGCCACGTCCCTTTACGACTGTGTCGTTGGGGATGACGGGGAGGAAGAAGGAGACTGGTGGCCGATTATAAAGCTTGTGTTGGGATGGTGTCGAGACGACAAAAAACGTAACGTACTGTACAAGAGCAACGGAGAGGAGAGGTATCCCGACTTCAAGCTGTATAAAATGATCGCAAGAACGGTACACGAGCATGTGCCAGAGAAAGTTCTCCAATGTCCACTGTTCAACGCCTATGTGGTGGGCAGGAAAACCATCAACAAATCGCAGAAGATCATGAACATTGACACGCTCCCCGTCTACGCGTAGACAATCCGGTGAAACATAAACATCACAGTTAAAACCATACGTGTTTTAACGGTGACAGTGATAGTGATAGTGATAGTGACAGCGATAGTGGACTAGAAGCCCGGCTCAGTGGTGCTTACTTGGGCGGAAGCCATCTTCGCACCACCACCCCCACTTCTCCCTAGCTGTTGTAAGATGAAGAGCGCCCCTAGAGCGCTTAAGTAAACTACGACACTGTCCTTAATGATGTCCTTTGTGGGATGCGCTTCCTTTGAAGTTAGCTTTCCCTCAATTAGTCGGAATATCACAAAGACGAGCATTACGGCCGTCGCGGTCCAGAACATACTGTCCATAATCATAAATAACATTATGGACAAGTGTTTACAACGCGCCTAAAGAGCCGTGACGTCTAATGGGGCTAGCGAGACGGCCGAACCGATATGCAGTGATGGACCGTCGCCATCTGGCGCGCCGGACTGGGCCTCCGACTGTTCCCTTTCCCTTTGGATTTGGTCTAGTCGTTCCAGCGTTTTGGGTGCGCTCACTACCTCTTCCCTTCCAGAGGATGACATTATGTGGTCGTCGTCCGAAAAAGAAATGGCGGGCTGCTGGGTTTCGGCCGCGGTGGTAGGTGGTGGGGTGCGTGTCTCAATAACAATCTCCGGCGCGACGGCGGCGCTCGCGACAGTAGGGACCTGTGCCTTTTCTACGCTGGCGGCGGCATCGGCGGCGTCGGGTTGGATCGGCAAGTTCGGCTCGCTGTCTGCGACGGCAACCTCTTCCTCGACTGTCTCCTCCCCCAATATCTCATTCTTCTCCTCGACGATCGTATCCTTGTCCTGCGTCTCCTCCATGTACGCGCGAAGGATTTCCTCCATAGGGATACCGTCCCTTATTGCCATCATTATGCATTCCCGCACGATGAGCTCGAGCTCTCTGTTTCTCTTCTGGACCTCCAACGACGGAATCCCCTTCTCGAAGAGATAAACATTAGTGTATACCTTTCTAGCACACTGGATGTAGACCCTGTGTACAAAGTCATCAAGTGATGGCACATTGACATCGACTTTCTTTTGCTGCGTACCTACCCGCACACAACTGAGCGCCTTCAACTGTACGATATGGATGCAGGTTATCAGGTCAGGCAGATAAGAACACCCACTCCGATCCGTGATGCGCTTACACTCATCGGTGATCATCGTAGCATTCCAGCCGGGCACTCGCCCTAAGAACGTCTGGAACGTGGCTAGATACTTCTCTGTCTCGTCGTTGGCCGTGCACACGCGCCACGCTTCGTCGAATATAGACCGGAGCCCCTCAGCCACGAGTGGAGTTAGCATGTTTACGAGTCTGGCGCACCACTCATTCTTAGACTCGTTCAGACTCGCCAGCGAATAATCGTCCATTTCTTTGACGACACATTCCTTAATCGTCTTCACAACGTAAATACATCGCATACAGGGAAAATGCCAAGAACAGTACCTCACTGCGGCTTTCCACCCTCATCTTTTGGATGTCAATCCACAGCGAATATGTCCACTCTCCCGCCTCACATCGGCGTTCCACTTCAGACAGTAGATCAAGTCCACTGTATCCCTTCTCGTACATTTTCCGTGCTGTGGACAATAAGTTCGCACAGTTCAGTTTAGGCACCGTCTTGGCGAGTAAGCATGTCAACCCCGCTGCTCGCTCCTCGGCAAGTCGTACGTATCCTTTGACGGACTTGGCGGTCGAGCGGAAGGATTGTGCCAATGCCTGCTTGTGGAGGTCGCCGCTGGGTGGCAGAGGAACGTATATCGAGCAAAACCGCGACAAAATGGGTCGCAAGATTCCTGAGAGGCTCTGGACAATAATGAAAAACCTAGTCGTGTGTGTGAATAGTTCCAAACACCTTCTCAGCGCCGACTGCGCGTCCATTGTCAGCTTGTCGGCGTTCATCAAAACTACACACTTGCATGGTACGCCCGATCGCAGACCGATGTTTGTTTTCGCGAAGAACTTCAATTCCTCTCTTATAAACTTGATACCTTTCCCATGAGCGCACTCGACGTATCGCACATATTCGGCAATGGTCGATCTGTTGCCACCGTAAATGTAATTGATATAGTTGCTCATTAGCGTTCTCTTACCAGAGCCAGACGGGCCATGTAAGAGTATGTTAGGTATCTTGGCTGTATCAGCGTATCCATTTAAAACGTTGACTATGGACTGGTGCAGACTCATAGTCAATATGATTATATTAAGAAGCGCGCGACGTTTAAACCGGTCTTTCGCTAATGGCAGTTTCGACCTATGCCCAAGACTGCAACGAATGGGTGTATGGGTTACTTTTAAAGGCAGCTATGTAATCCGAGTGCATGCGCTCCGAGTGCACGTTCTGTCCCTGCGCCGGCTGGGCATCTATATATCCATGCGTCTGAACGCTAGGGACCGCGCTCGGCCCGCCGCTCCTCACCAAATCCCGCGTGTTGAACCGGTCACCCTCGACCTTCCCAATGTCGAGGTTCTGCCCACTCATCATCATTGCGGTTCCACCCTGATGGGGGCGGTTCGCGTAGGTCTTGTTGCCATTATTGTGCTGGTTGTAAGCGCCGGCGTAGCTTGCTTTCCCGGCCCTGCTCATGTCGCCCCCAGCGGCGCCGGCGTACTGCACCGACGTGCTGTCGCGCTGATTGCGGATAGCCTGCTGGGCAGCGACGGTATAGGCGGCTCCGGCTTGGTTCTCCATATTCAGATGGTTGTTGTCTAAGAGCCCCGCAGTCATTTCACGTATCGTGGTAGGAGCTCTATCTGCGGGATTGTGGACGGGGGCGGCAACATGGGTGGTGGCCACGTAGCCATTTGGACATATGTTCCCCACTACGTCTTCTTTCCGCGAAGGCCGCAATACATCCATAAGAGGGGCGAGCGCAGCACGCATCATGCCACCGACTATGCCCAAAGAGCCTTCATTTGAAGTGTCGCGGTTGTTGGGTAATATCTCAAAACCGTCGCGACCGTAGTCCATTTTCCCTGGAGCGAACTGACCAGCTGCCGCCGCTGCCGGCAACGGCTTCGTGCATGAGGGCTGTCGCTTTGGATCGGTGTGCTTTCCATCCACATACCCACCGTCAACGGGATCGCCGGCCGCACCAAAGTAAGAGCGCGTCGTGAAGGTCCGATTCACGTCTCCCAGCATTTGGGCGCTTTGCGCGGTTTGACTTTCTCCTCCTGCCCCGGTCGTCGTGAGCCACCTGTCAGAACTGTTCTCAAAGTAGGTATCGGGCATATACTTCTCCACTTTCCCCAGGACACCCAGGTTCTGTACGGGCCTCTTCAACGCGCCCTCGAGATTATCGAGCGTGTATGTGATTTTGGGATTGGTCACGGTACGCAGCTGATCGACGGTTCTTGGTTGCCACATATCCCGTGCTTCGTAACCGGAGTTGAAGCCACCAGTCCCCTCGCTTGTGAAACCTTGTCCCAACCCAGGCCCTACATGCACCTCTTCCCACGGCTTCACGTTTGCAGCTCGCTGACTGGGCTGAACACGAGACTGGAAGAAGTCACTGTTGTTCGGCGCCCCAGCGACGAACTCCATGTTTGCCGATGGCGCGAATAGCGGGGCTAGTTCTCTCTTCTCGTTCCGTTGCGATCCAGTTCCCTGCATGTTGTCGAGAACTCCCTCGTGCACATTTGAAGAAGGGCCCGCACCCTTAATCTTGGCACCGAAGAAGGGGACCATGTTGTTATGCCTGAAGTTCTTCCGCTCCATAGCTTCACCCGTCATAGACAACACGCTCTCCATCCTCGTTCCATCTCTATCGAGGTTTTCCTCGTACACCGTCTGATCGTGGTACTTGTCCGTCGCCTGATTCGAGTTACGGTATTCGTTCACAGCCCCCGCGCTACTCAGTGAAGTTATCGGATAGTTAACGGTCGGAACATTCATATTCGGAAGGGTGGCGTCGGAGTTTTGAAATCCCTCTCTGCCAGGCTCAGCCGAGTAGGTATCCTCTTCTTCCTTCTGATTGGACATTATATATAAACCCCCCAATGCCAGTACAGGTATCGCGAGTTCCATGTATAATGTAGAAGTATATTATTTTGCAGGATGCTTATCTCTCTGCTTCGGTCCGGGTGCTGAGCATTGTCCCGTCTGCTTGATCGTGGATCGCTGGCGGACACGCAAGAAAGTAGTCACGCTCCAGCATGCGCGTGTCCAGATTGTTCTGGAACGGTATGCACACATTCTCTTGTGGGTTCAGCGGAAGAGTGTACCAGTCGACTTGCTCTAAATCTCGGGCCGTCCATGCAGGGTCCGTCGCGCGAGGTTGCTCCGTGAACGGCTGGCACGAAGGATACTCGACCGCTTCGCTCGCGGAAAGAGGATCCGGGGCAACCTTGCAATCACGTGTTGTGTTTGTCCGATTCAGACCCATCAGCTCGCTTTCGACCAACACGGGGTTAGTCCGGAGATTGGCCCCCCACTGCTGCATCCGAATGTACGGGTCCTCCATGAAGCAGGGCTTATCTCCGTTGCCAGGTACGTTCAACATGTAGCGACCCGGCCCAGTGGACTCTTGAAGTTGCTTCTCTATACAGCAAGGATCGTCATTAAACCGCGTGAAGGACATACGTATGTATAGCGGAAAGATAAAAAACCCGCACTTTGTTCACTCAGTACTGCGCGTCGCGTGCAGCGATGTTGAACTCGAGGCTCCGGATGTTCGATTGGCACCACACTACGATATCCGGACTTTCGCAATTCGCCGCGAGCTCTGAGAAAACGGCTTTGCTTCGTTCCGGGTCAGAACGGAAAAGCGAGTAACCGAGCAAAAAACTCACCATGCTCTTGTGCCGGCTAGACGGATGCTCGCGCAAGAAAGCTTCCGCTCTTTCCATCAACTCTTTCCGCCCCTCGACGTTCCGCTTCTCGGCATAAACCTTCCTTAGCCTTACATAATCTCCCTCGTCTTGGGAGCCGATGACTGGATGTGGCACGGAGAGTAACCGGGCACTCTGTTCTATCTCTCTGGCTACAGCGAGACATTGCTTCTCGTCAACCGGACCTACCTTTCCGAACAGAGATATCGTCATACTCCTCCCTTTTGCATACCGACAGTGGTCTGGGATTGCGACAGGATAAGCACGACTTGTCCGCACCATGCCGTCGACCACGTGGAACTTGCCAGGGGTAGAGTAGCAGGCTAATCTTCCTCCGTCGTTAAGATGATGCGCTCCGCACTCACCCAGGAACTCGTAGAACCTGCCAGGGCGACTCCCAAAAGCATAGTCATCAAAGAATACGCAGTCAAACGTTCCTGCAATGCAGAGTACGTCCTCCCATCTACCCTTCAGTAACGAAGCGCGCGGGCTAGATGATAGGAAGGATTCCATTTTGTCCCACACGACGGGGGCACACTCTATTATCACGTGTTCGGTCACGGCTCGGTACTCGCGAATCTTGTGAGCGGAATAGCCCAGACCGTACCCGATCTCCAACACTCTCCCACTCGGTTCCAGCGTTCCGATGCACGCTTCCATGTAGTCTTTTTCCCACGCCATCATTACTTGGTGACGTCCGTCTTCCGTGGTAAGTGTATCGCCGCCGGTCTCATCCGTTCCGTACACCAATCGCATCTTAGTGTACCATGTGCGGCATTATGTCTAAACCTTCGTTCTTACTCGAGGTTGAAATAGCAAGGCACGTACACTTTCTGAGCCGGGTTCCCCGTGATAGCTGTCATATCCGCGGTAACTGTCATGAACACGAAGGATGTGCATTCGAGCGGAAGCGAGTTGGCCCTCCCGTCTCCGCCAGGTAAAAAGACACTGTCGAGCATATCGTATGAAGTGCCCGCCCCTACCAGCGCGTTATGAACAAGCGAGAGCGGGGTTCGGGCCGCAACCTGAGAAGTCCGCGCACCTGGCGTTCCCAGATGCTCCGCAGGTCCGACGGCCGTAGACGGGGGGAAGTTAGTGCACGTTACACGATACCACTCGTACGACGGTGAGGCTGACCTCTTAAAGTTGCCTGTTCCTCCATAATGGGTCACAGTAAGGGTGGCCACGTTACCGGCCACGATATGGGTATCGATCTGATACACGGCGTGGAACCCAACATACGCGGCAGAAGCATCAGAAGGACAAGCCGGTGGGGCCTCGGTGGCGGACTCGTAAATCCCATAGAACGATATGTACGACTTGGCCAACGCGTGCTGCACGCCGAGCACGGCAACAGACACTGGGCCGCAACAGCTCGTATTTATTTCTATCTTGCTTACGCTGACCTGAGGCACCGGTGTAGCGCCGGATATGTCGAAGCAAGCCGCCGCGCTCGCTGGGTCTTGCATACACCATGTCTCGCTAAAGTACGTCTCGTAATCGGCGGCATCTTCCGTGCACTCGTTACACGCATCGCAGTTAAAACTTTTCACAGCGTGGGGCATGATATCTAGTATATTGATACATTAGATAACATTGGCTAGCACTCGTCGCGCCAAACACAAACTCCCCTTAAACCGGGAACGGACGCTGATTGCCTTCAATCACCAAAGGCTTCGGCATAAACACTGGCGTCGTTGTGAAGAAGGCCACCCCTGGCAGTTTATTCAGCTCCGGGACCACCTTGGGTTGAGGGTCGACCAAGTTAACCGATCCTGTTCCACGCAATGAGCTTTCGATATCTACCGGGTTCTGGGAAAACACGCTTGCTGGCATGTGACTGGGAGTAATGCCGAGACACGGGATCGCGCTCTCAGCCGGCTTCCCGGCTCCGGCGTAGGAGTTGTAAGCCATCGAATGTGTGTAGCTCCTTTGCTGCAGGCAATAGTTGCCAGGTGTGTTGTTGTTTCTGGTAGAAGCCATGCGTATATACTAGTGGGATTTTTCCTTTTACAGCCGCAACTTCTCGATCAACTGTTTAACACCCTCGTTTTCCATAAACTCTCCTTGGATGGCACGGCACAGTAGCGCGTGCAAAATATCCAGTTGATCATAGTTAAACATTCCTGATAATGATGCCTCCATATCACCGTCTGCGTAGAACGGACTCTTCCTGATTACGGAATGGAACCAGTCTTCCTTCCCAAAATGTCTCACCACTTGGCTCACTACTCCAGATATGTGCTCGCTGTCCCAATCTGTGAGGCCAAAGATGCCGAGGAAGTCCTCTTGATATGAAACGGGCGGGGCACTACCCGACTGCTTATACATGCACGTGCGGGTATCGTCATATCCACCAATAGAACGTCTCCCTTCCATGATATTACGTTAAATATAATGGAAACCTCATACTCTTTTCTACTTAAAACCATCCCGTCTTGTCCTCCGCCTTTCTCCCAGTGTCCTTGGTCAACTCGCGGGAAGGTAGACCGCCCCGTACCCACGACTTATCCGCGGAACTCTCAACCAAGTTGGCAGGGTTCTGGATGGTCGCCTCGAGGGACGGAATAAGCGGATAGTTTTTACGATCGGCAAACGACTGCTCCATAAGAGTATTCACACTCTTGCGGTTGCTCACCACGTCGCCCTGTTGAATCTGCGCCTCCAGCACCGGGTCGCTCGGACCACGGCCCAAGTACGGCACGGTAGCGAAAGGACGCTGGAACAGACTGATCTTGCACTTCGGACGACTCTTCACATCACCAGATATCAGCGCCGAATAGTCATCCACATTACATCCGTTTATCCCCACGGTCTGGCTGCCCTTGTAGAAAACATTGGGCTGGTTCAATGCCAAAGTCATCGCGGAACCCATCGGGCAGTCGGGACGAAACTGGTCAAGCATATAGTTCCCCGCCTTAAGGTTCTGGATGTTCTGTTGGCTCATCGCGCACTCATCCTGCCCCCCACGGGTCATGCCGTCAAACATGAAGTTACTGACTGATGACATCTGTATATATACATCCTCATATTATTATTACGGGTCCGTGTACCGCGCGTTGTTGCGGATACACGCCACTGCATTGTTTTCCTTGCACGATATCATGTCGCCATAGCAAAAGTTAGCAAATGCTCCCTGGTCGTTGGGTATTTGCGTGTTCGCCGTCGCGTAGAAAGGACGCATGGACTGATCAAACTGGAACTGGTCCCCTAAATCCTGGAACAACCTCTTATCTAAATCGGCCGCGGCCGCGGGATCCCCGTCCGCCAAACCAATCACTGTGTTGTCCTGGGCGTACTTGTTTATCGCAACCTCGACCTCTGGGTTAAATGCGGGCGCGGCTGGCTTGCGTAGAGGGTCCTCCATAATCTGGGTGGGGAGGACATTCATCACCGGGTTGTTCAACGTCGGGGGTTGGAACAGATGCTTAGCGCCATCGTATACCTCGGGATTGGCAAACGCCTCGGTCACCGTCTTCTTCACCTTGGCGTGCGCCCCACTCTTCCGCACCGTGTGCAGCAGCACGATGACACCTAGAGTTATTGCTGCGGTTATCAACACGTTTATACTCCGAGAGACTGCGAAACCCACTATGGCCAGCAGAACCACCAAACGTGAAATCGCATTAAGCTTCTCAACCGACGTCATGCTCTCTTTCGGCCATATCTCACCTATGCGCTTTTTGTCTAGCAACACTCCCGGCTCAGAAGTCCAAAATGGTGTCGACATTATATATATGGAACACAATAATTAATGTCTTCACGCCGACTCGTCTGGCACGGCAGCCGAGCCATCGGCCTCAGTGGTTGTCTTCTTGTGACGTCTCCGCTTTTTCTTCTTCTGGCGCTCGATTGCAGGCGTACCCGACACAGGCCGCGGTGTTCGCTCGGCCCCTTCTCCCACAGTGAAGACACTCTCCTTAGGTGGCCCCTCTTGGGTCGCCTTGCGAGCCTCCAGTTTAGCCTGCATGCGTTCGCGCGTTTTAGCGTGCTTAATATTCTGCTGCATATGGCTCTGAAACGCCGCCATGCCCGCCTTGCTCTTGCCACCACCGCCACCACCACCCATCCCCATCTTGCTCAACATAGACTGCATATTCTCCATTCCAGGCATCGACTTCATCTTCCCCATGAACTGCGTAGCCTCCTCGAGGAGCTCACTCTCCTTAATCTCGCCACTCTTTATCTTACTGTCAAGCTTACCCCCCATCTTCTTCACCAATGAGATCAGCTTCCCGGGGTTCTTGAAGAGCTTCTGAAACACCTGGTTTACAGACGTCTCCCCGTCTCCTTCCCCGTCAATGTCCAACCCGAGTTCATCTGCCGTATCCTTAGCTATTTCCTTGGCCAAGGCACCCAACTTCCCATCAAGCATCCCGGTTATATGGCCGTGCACGTCCGCTGCAGAAGGCCCGCCGGGCATCGACCCGTCGCCACCTGAACCGTCAGTGTGAGAACCATCCCCATCTGACTGGCTTTCGAACACAGACTGCATATGGCTCACGGTTTCTTCCAGTTTCTGTCGCAACTCATCCTCGTCTATCGCCTCAAACAAATTGGCGGCGTCGCCAAACGACTCCCTGTCTGACAAGTCTCCAACAACATTAAACAATATCAACTGGAGGTACTTCCATATTGTCTCCTTTGTCGCGTCACTCACCCCCTCAATCTTCCAAAGCTCCGTGAAGCTTAATCCGGGTAGAAGCTCCATCGCGTCCGCATCCTCCTCCTCGAAGACCTTGTCGTTCTGATAAAGTACGTCAAAGAAACTCTTCGGCATCCTTTCCATGACATAGGCACGCACCCGAGCCGCCGCCGCCGATGCCTCTGGATCGTCAACAGCAATCATACGCAGGTCACCGTCCATCGTCTCCGCGCGCTCTGGAAAAACACGCACGATGTCGTGCACGAAGTCGCGCACAATCTTGTGGAAAGGCGTCACGCCGCCCTCATCCTCGTCGCTCATCTCAATACACAAACTGTGTCAGGACTTTTAAATACTACTTACCGCAAAGCTACATCGAAGAGTACGCGTTAGCTAGTTTCGTCAAGTTCTTAATGTATTGCATCGACTTCTGCTTATCCGCCTCGCTCAGCAGTGCAATCGGCTTTCGTATCTTATCAATACTCTGGATAATGTAGTCCTTTGAGTCGCTCCCTTCTAAGTCGCCATCGTAGTCCTTTTCAAGGAAATATGCCACATCGTCTCTTTCGATGTGAGCGCCATAGGGCACACAAACACACTCATGCCAAGCTGATATTGCTAATCGCGGGTTCGCTTTTCGAACCGTGCTCGCGAAACTACCCAGAGCCGCTAGGTCTTCGTTTTCGGGAAAGACGATCTGCAACGCGGTCAGGAACTCCGCGAAATGATCGTTGAACCCCTTTAGAATGGCCACTTTGCTCATAATGGTATGCAAGACATTATGGTGTTCTTTTAAACACGTTTTCTACCGGTTTTATGTAGGAGCAGGGGGGTGAGCTCCGAATTGCTGATTACGGCGCGACTGGATGTCCTCCAACGCTCCCTCACCAATGCGGTCCGGTGCGTACATATCAGGAGGAGTCTCGATATTGTCCGTAGTGCTCACCGTAGCGTAACTGTGGAGCTGTCGCATCCCCCCGTCTCCTTTCGCGGTCATCGACTGAGCAGTCTGATCAAGAAAACTATACTGGTCCGACGCCACCCCAGACACACCCGCGTCGCCAAAGGCATAAGCCGTCGGCTCTCCGTTCCCTCCTTGGGCGATCTCATTCGTTCTTTGTTCCATGGGTCGTAAGAAGTCCATTATCTCGTTACCGAAAAGGGCCCTGTTCCCCTTGTTTAGCAGCAAGAGGGCCGGCACCTTCGTAACGTTCGGTGGCATTGGCAACCTCGCTCCATTGCTCATAATTACAAATAACTTTCCCTCTGGGCTCCTCTCCCTCTTGTCCACGCAAACGAAGTGCATGTCGTTCTTCGCCTGGCTCTTAGCTAGTACACCCAGCAGGTTGTTACAGTTTTCGCACATGCGACTGTAGTAGAGAACGCTTGACATGACGCTGTTTCTATTCAGACGTAGGATTGTCTAAACTCATTCTTGCCACAAAAATTGATTAAAAGAGACAATTGTCTCTTGTAATAACATATGAGTCCCACGATCACCAATCTCCTTGAAGAGGATGGAATCCTGCGCTTCACCCTATCGGGCGTAGACATGAGCCTTGCCAATGCACTGCGACGCACAATACTCTCCGATATACCATGTGTGGTGTTTCGGACTATTCCCCACGCCGAAAGCAAAGTCACCATTGAGACAAATACGACACGCCTAAATAATGAAATCGTAAAACAAAGGCTTGCTGCCGTCCCTATCCATCTCGGGACCGACGACCAACCTGTTCATGAGTACGCCCTTTATATCGACGTTACTAATGACACTGAAGCCGTCACCTACGTCACCACAGAGAACTTCACCGTGCACAACACACAAACGGGCAAACCTCTCTCTCAAGACGCCGTGCGCCAGATGTTCCCTCCTGATACCACCACCGGCACATTCATCGATCTGGTCCGCCTCCGCCCTCGAGTTGCAGCAGGTGAGTCGGGTGAAAGCCTCAAACTCTCCTGCAGTTTTGATGTGGGAACGGCGGGCGAGAACGGCTCTTACAACGTAGTGAGCACTTGCGCGTATGGTTTCACAGTAGACGCTGCATCCAGCGCAGCCGATCTATCGAAGGCCCTCGCGGCCATGAAAAAGGCGGCCGCTCCCAAGGAAGAAATATCTGTGTTCCAGGCTAACTGGCCCCGGCTAGAGGGAAAGCGAAGGCACTTGAAGGACAGCTTCGACTTCACTATTAAATCCATTGGTCAGTACACCAACATGCAGGTGGTATCCTTGGGATGTGCAGTCATCGCACGACGACTCCGGGCGCTCGCTTCCGTTGTAGAGGCGAGTGAAGACGTGGTTGCGCCGGCGGAGACGACGATGCCTCGGTGTTACGACGTCACGCTTCACAATGAAGACTACACGCTTGGCAAACTCGTAGAGTATATACTTTATACACGCCACTATCAGGGGACCAAGCGACTTACTTATTGCGGGTTCAGGAAGTCCCATCCTCACATCCCCCAGAGCTTCATCCGACTGGCATTCGAGAGCGAAGAAGCGACGCCGCAGAGTGTGCGATCGCTTGTCATATCTGCCTGTGACGAGGCGGCGCACGCAGTCGAGGCTCTGGCAGGGGCCTTCCCATCTAGCTCATAGTTTTATGTAGACGGACTCCACACGCCTATACCGTCCACATAAAACAGTGCTTGTTCGCGACTAGTGCTGATGCCGCCGCGTTCTGCTTTTTTTGCCACGGCGTGCTCTGCGCTTGCTCACGCGTGGTGTTCTCCTTTTGCTGCGATGTGCTCTGCGCTTGCTGCGGTGCGATCTCCTTTTGCTGCGGTGTGCTCTCTTTTTGCTACGGTGTGCTCTCTTTTTGCCACCACTGGCCGGCTGGACATCGGTTGAAGTCGTCTTCTTCCAGTCAGGGTGATGTGTGTCGACCATTGAAGCGATGCTATCGATCCCTGTGTCGGCGTGTCTAAAGGGCGCCGCAGCGTCGTACACGCTTTTGAGCTCCTTCCCCTTCTCCTCCTTCTCCGAATCTGGCCCCGTCATAGTATCCCGAAAGGCTTTGGAGAGCTTATTGGCGAGCTGTTTAACCGTAGGCGCATCAGTAGCAGAAGCGGGAGCAGAGGCAGGAGCAGCGGCGGGAGCAAAGGCAGGAGCAGGAGCCGAGGGGGCCTCCGCCTCATCGTATAACTCTTGAGCCTTTCTAAAGCCAGTCTGCTGCCTCGCATCCGGCCGGGAGAGGACGTGCGACAAGTCGAAGAGCGCCGCACGAAGCCCTTGTTTGTTACCTTCCTTTCGCGCCTTCTCCACAGCGAGGGTGGACACATCGAGCAGCTGTGCGGTTGTGTACTCAGTAGGCCCAGGCACCGTTGAAGCGATCAACCTCTCCGCTTTTCCGATACGCCCCCGTGTGTCCCTAAATGGGTTCTTCTCTTGCGCGCGGGCCTCTTTTGCTTCGAGTACGGTCGCCTGCAACGCGCTCCGTGCGTGCTTCTCCATGCCTGCGTCACGTTGTTTAGCGGCATCATCCAGCAGCTTGTACCCCTCGTCGAGTTTCCCCTTTATCTGTACATGAGTGTCTACCCCCCCAAACCCAAATAGACCACCTTTCATTTATATAGGATAACGAGATAATATAGAAAACCAAATAGTCCCCCTTTTTATCTCTGGAACCGATACATTTTTCTTCGCCGTGCGTTAACTCGTGGCTAGTCCCCAGTAGAAAGACGTGCCCGATTATTCTCCCTCACATGCCAATTCAGTGTGAACATCAGTTTGGAAGCCGGCAGGCAATTAACGTAGTCCACGCAGACCGACAACGACACATAGTGCTTCTTCTCCCGCAACTCAGTCCTGTACTTCTCGTGAAGTGCCCACATGTGGGGCTTGAACTGAGGAGAGTAGTCTCGCAGATGCCTGTCCTTCTTAACGAAGCACCCTACATAATTGTCGTGCAGCGTTTTTGTAAACAGGTGAAGCTGCTCGCGATAACGCGTAAAGTCCTTCGCTGTGGCTGGGAAATGCTGCAAGTATTCCCCAACCTTTCCTTGTGTACGGAGCTCCAAATACTGGTACTGCAGCTTCGGCTGGTTCCCACGTAGGTGCCGCACCATCTCGTATGTAGGGTTCCGGTAAGTGCATCTCCCGCCTGTCAGCGGAGAATATACAACCAGACCCATCTCCGCGTGGGGCCGCTCCATCGACGCCCATGCTCGCTGGACCTCACCGAACTCGGTATTCGACCCCTTTTCGACGAGCGCCGGCCGATCCACCATTGACGTGCCGGCGGGGCGGCAAATGTCGTTCGACTGTGGTGAGCCAGGATAGTACTCCGTTACCCGCCCGTCGGCTTCACATTCGTACACCCGCACTAAGTATAGGCTGGGAACAATGACTTTAGTCACAATCTGGTTGTCCGGATGCTGGAACACAAATGAATAGCTGTACGCGGGGTTCAACAGTGCAAAAACACCTCCGTTTTCGCTCGTCTGATCGGGACCACACGCTTTGGCCGCATCCAGAAACATCTTGCGGAACGTCTCGCACCCCCCATCGTTGAAGAAACGACCGTTGGCGCCAATCAAACTTCTCGTCGCCATCTCCCACTCCCCCTCCACGCAAAACAGGTTCATCATCGTCCCCTCCACGAACTCTTCCATCAAGGTATTATTCCATGCATCCGGGAGCTCCTCGTAGTTCTTCTTAGTCAATGCCTTCGGGGGTGAGAAGGACACGATCCTGCCATTATGCACCACGGCAGAGCGAAACAATCCAGATGTCGCTCTCGCGTCGTCGGTCAATCGCATTTTGTCGTACTTTAAGATGGTATAGGCCCGACCCTTCCACTCTACATTTTTCTCCGTAAGACCCACGCCCTCCATGGCATCGGCATGTCCCGGATGGTCCGCATCGAGAATAGCAGCGAGCTTACCATCAGAGGCAGCATTCAAATCAAAAGTGTGCGAAGTGGGCGGGACGAGGCTCATGGTTTGTCTCAATGTAGCGCGGCGCCTTTAATTGCCTTTGGCTATCCGTAATATTTTCTGCGGCATTAGTAAGGCCATGGCTGAAACCGCGCAACAGAATGTAGCTCTTAGATTGGGTGACATAATACGTCTCAAGTCCCCCAGCTCCCGACATGGTGAGCATAACAAGGTGTTCCTCGTCACCTACATCTCATCTGATCGTATCGATCTTGCTGGTGAGGACACAACCTCACTCCAAATACCCATCAGAGATGGGAAACTCGTCGACACCGATTTAACAGGCATCGAGATACTCAGTAGAAGCGGGGAAGCAGGCTATGCTCGTCAAAACGGGCTGCTTCCCGATAATTGGGTCGACATACATTTCGGCGGAGACGTACCAGCTGTTTTCACTGGTAAAATCACTGACCTTGATGAAGACATGATCGAAATACAGACACACCCAGACGGCCACAAGATATATCTTGACTTCAAATACCAAGGCCTCCCGAAGGATCTTCCTATCGACAAAATCGTTATCCGAGAACCACCGGAAGACAAAGGCATCGAGGGCGAAGAGGACGACGAAGCAACCGTTCATACTGAAGGGGCGCAGGGCCAGGACGAAGTTGCCGTTGTTGAGAGAGAAGACGACGGCACAGCGGACACGGTTGAAGCCCCCATCGAAAAGGTCAGGGAACAGCTCAGAGAGATGTTGCTTGATGCCGACAAGATACAAATCGGGGAACAACTGGAAGCGGTCACGCAGATTGTAGAAGTTCCTGAAGGTCAGCAACGGTTCGGCTTGGAGAAACAAACCAATGACTTGCTCGATGAACTACTGTCGACGATACCTAACGAGGATAGAACCCGATCTGTTCTCAATAACCTTCACCGCATGATCGAACGGTTCAAGCAGCTCAGAGACTCATTCTCTAGGTTCGACGAACAGGGCAACGCCATGATGCCCAAGGTCCAAGGCGCCGGGCACAAGCCTTTGGTTGACTCCCTTTTGTCACTTGACCGCTCACTGCTGTGGCTCCTACCCGTCGTGCGCAGCAAGAAGAAACTATACAACGTCGATGTCTCACCCACAGAGCCCCAGGAAGACTTCGTCCCGCTCTCGCTCGCAGAGGCTCGGCTAGGGGCCACAGGCGTCGTTGAAAGGTACATAGGCAACGACGTACCCGAGGGGGAAAACAAACTCGCGTACTTGATGAACGCGCTCAATCCATATCTGACACCATTCGAGGAGCCAAATAACGTCGACAGATGTTTGTTCAATAAGGCGGTTAATGCTAACATTGCCTGCGTAGTGGATACGTTGGAAGACTTCTATGCATCTGTTGCTAGCAACGATGTCGTCAAACGCAAGCGTTTTCTAATCCAAAAGTATAATCTCGGTCTTCAACGGCTACAAACCGAAGACCTGAAGGACGGCGGGGTCGCCACCAAAACAGTCTCGCTCACGCAGAATGACACCGCGTGCGTCACGGGCTTGCTGACCCTTCCGGAGCCAGCCGCGCGTTTCTCGCGCGTGGCGCTCCCCGCGACGAATGTCCTTACGAAGTCCGATCTAAACCGACACTTCCTGCAGTACTGGAAACTTCTTCGAGCAACTACACGTGTCTCGAACCAGGTGGTCCCTTCGGACGACAAGTTTGACATGGACTGGCCCAAGTATCTGGAGGGCTACCGCCACTTCTCCGCCGAAAGCGGCGGCGCAGACCAGTACGAGAACTTCCTAGAAACAGTGATCCCAAGAACACGGGTGCTCTTCGACATCATGCGGAAGTACATACAAGGCGCCCTCTCACTGCATAGTGTCGTAGCGTGCTTGGAACCCTTTCTTGTCTATCAGCGTGATCTATCCTTCAAACAATATGAGGAGATTATGGACTTTGTACGCGACCGCGTCGCCCAATACAAAAGAGACTACGTTACCTACATGCGGTCCCTTTCTGCCATCCGCCCCCGCAAGATGGGTAAGGTGCGCCCGGCACTGTTCGATGATCAGGTCTTCCATGTATTGTCAAAAGAAGGAGAGGAGTCTATTGAGCTACGCGAACTTCTCGAAAACGCATACAACATTCCAGCGGGGCTACTAGAACACCACGATTCCAGCGAGATTTTGCAGCGCCTTCTGGCGTTTGACAACGGACGCTACTACTCCACCATCATAGCAGGTATCGTCCGGCTCGGCATCCTTCCATCGTGGACGATGACAGGGTTAGAAGATGTGCAGGCTCGTCTTCTCAGTGGCGAGATGGCGACCGGGAAAAATGACCCATGCGCGAAGTACACCCTCAGTAAGAAATATCTCTCGCTTGACGCCCTCGATGCCGACAATGGTGACATGGCCTACTTCGACGAGGAGTACGATCCTACCAGATACACCACGTTAACTGACTTTGCCACGGAACAGCGGGACATGGAACCACTTGAGTTTGAAACTTACCTCGCGGCACGAGTAGCCGAAGGTGCTGGGCTGTCGGACGACGACTCGCTCCGTGAAGCGAAAGCGATCATACTAGGCAAACGCGAAGTAGCTGCTGGAGACTATGCAGTGCTGCGTATCTCTGATGATACAGTCTCCGCGAACCAAGAGGAGAAGAAGGAGTCACCCGTAGACCTCTATTACAAAAGAATAGGGCAACGCTGGGACCTTGACGAAAGCGTTGCGCCCTCCACATTCGCTGATGAGTCCAAGTTGTTCTGTAACTTGCAGCCGGGTTGTTTCCAATTCAAGAGCGACTGTGTGGACAAGACCGCCGCTTCACTGGAGGCGGACAAAGGAAAAATCGATATGATGGTGAAGGAGTTCTCTGATCAGATGGACTGGGAGAAACAGGTAACGTTCGACACAATTCGCGCGGATATTGGTTATTATTCGTCCATTGTTGATGCACTCCGCAATGTCCAAGAAAAGCGTCTTTGGAAATACAATGATGGCCAATTGTCTTTAGGAGCACTGGCCGAGGAGGGGGAGACTGTCGCATCTCCAAGGGCCGGACTGCGCGAACTCATATTAGGCCAGAGCGACTTCGTCAAGAAACAACATGATATTGTGAAGTTCTGCGCCCGCTTCACCCGCGATGCAGAAGCAGGTGAAGATGAGTACTGGAGGTATTGTGTCTCTGCTGATGTCAAACTAATCCCGTCATTTATGCTTCGACTTGCCTCAGTCTTCGTCCAGAATGGCGACTACGTTACCGCTCTTTCCCAAACGTGTGCTCAGCAGGGCACGATTAGCGATGATGGGGAAGCTTGGGTTGATAAGCACAGTGGCTATGTCATTCGCACGATTGAGTTCGACACCGAGGAGGGATATACCGAGGCAGGCTTCAAGGAGAAAACCCGCGACCAACTCGAAGAGGACCTAGGCAATGCCGTTCTCCAGGCTGGAGAAGCCGACGACAGCAAGAAGCTCTCCCCGCTTGCTCAATCGGTCAATAACATCGTCTCGGCGTTGGCCGGCTTCATGGGCATAAATATAGAGTCACAACGGGACATGATCATCCGCAATACCCTCATCACACAGAAGAGGGCCATGCCCAGCGAAGAAGCCTATGAGAAGGCCGCCGCCGCCGCCGCCCAACGCGCCGCGCGTAAGCTGCCACCCTATCAGAGTGCGTACGATGAGTCCCTTGTGATGCTCGCATTGGCTTATTTTGTTGTCGGGGTCCAGGTATCCGTACCTTCCATATCATCTAAAAAAACTCATCCTGGCTGCAAACGTTCTTTTGGTGGCTACCCCCTCGATACAGACGGTGATAACTCGGGAATTACATATGTTGCATGCGTCGCTCACAAGATAAAGAGCAGCGTCAGGCCATGGAACGCCATACAGAAAAAGACAGAAGTGGTACTCGTGAAGAAAATACGGGCGGTGATAGATAAGTTTATTTTGCCCGATAATGCCATTGTGGAGAAGCTGGGAGACAAACGCGCATATCTTGCTACCGAGAGTGACGATGCCGTGCCCGTCGCGGTCGATGTACGAAATTGGTCTGCATTCATGCCCCCTCTGGTCCCCATCGACCTTCCCGTGCCCGAACCAGTGTCAAAGGCATTCCAGAGCGCCCTCAAAGCCAACCTCAAAAACGGCTCCATGAAGTCCTCCAAAGACATTGGCGTCCTCCAAGGGAAGGTAGTAGACTTCGCGCTGGCCATCATACAGGGTATCGGCAAGCAAGTGCGCGAAGAGTCAGCGCTGCTTGCCAACGCGGCCGGCGACCCTTTCCTTGAGAATGCTTGTTGTAACGAAACGATGCAAACGCCTTTTCAGTATTTCGGCGGGAAGGACAACAGCTTATTCGAGTACAATAAAATCGTGGGAAACACCACCGATCTTCTTCTCGACATCGGTGCATTTGGGAGAGCGCCTCTAATATACGACCCTCGTAACACCCGGCTTCGGTATCCTGAGCCCACGGAGGAGTTCAGTGAGGACGTTATCTACCAGGCGTTCATCGTGTTTTGCCGTTACAACTCTAATCTACCCATCGGCGACAAGTTGCGGGCCGTATGTCTTGGGAAACCAGACCATCCGCTCACCGGGGACACACTGTCCGAACAGATCGAGATGCTGAAGAGGGATGGTCATGTATACTCGATCGAGTCTTTAGACCAGCTTATGCAGGTCGTCAACACCGAGAACATTGTATATCTTGGACTTGGGGACAAAGCTGAAGTAGGGATCGGCCCGCTCAAGAGCGTGCTGGCGGAACTCAATGCTTCGGAAGAGGCACTCCCCGGCGCCGATAGTGTCGTCGCGCGTCCATTACTTGACAAACTTACCGCACTAACGGACAACTTCTCATGGACCTTGACAGAGGATACGCCTTCTATGCGAGATATGAAGAACTACCTCGCACGCACTACTGATGAAATGTCCGCGCGGCTCACGTCCTTTATTCAACGTAATACTAAAGTAAGCGCCAAGAGAGTGAAGGGCCTGCGGGCATTCCTCGCCGACATCACTGATGTGGGACTTGACCCTACTGCACTGTTTAAGGGCCGCCACTTTTTAGACACGCTTCTCTGGGACGCAACGTCCGTGTATCCGACCATGATCGTGCAGCAAGTTGATTACAGCGAAAGCCGCATACCACGTCATTGGAAGCTCTCGCAGCGTCACAGCGCGGACGTAGCCGACTTCATACAGAAGCACTACGCCCCTCTTCGCCCGTTCTATAAGGATCGGGGTGTCGAACGCGTGTGTGAGAAGGTCGCAAACGTGTCTTCGCAATTAGAACTACTTGCCCGTCACACTCCATTCTTTCCTCCCGTGGAGACCGCGGAGGGCCCAAGATATGCGTCCGTCGACGCGCGCGTTAGCTATATGCTATCGGGCAACTATCTCCTTACCGGTTTGATGATGTATGTCGACGCCCTCGAAGATGACGCATTGTACGCCGCCTCGGCTGACGCGCTTACTGAGGTGTCACTCGATGAAGATGCAACCGGTTCTTTTACCGCGAGGGCCATCACAAAGGGACAGAAAAGCGCTCTATCGCAGAAGGTTGCGAACCTCCTCCTCACTTATTTGGAAATGTCAGAGAAGTCAAACGCGATGACGTCATACACCTACCAACAAGTCATGGACAAGGTGCTTCGCTCAAAGGAAAAAGAAAAGGACAACATCACTTCCTTCCTGAAAGAGATGACTGACGAAGAGAGAGAAGTAGAAAACCTCTTCAAGAACAATAGGCTGGAACGCTGGAGCAAGGGCCTCCAGAAGGGGCTTACTCAATACGTCCGCGAAACATATGATGAGGAAAGAGAGGAACTGGAAAGACAGGCCATTCGAGAAAGAAGATTGGGCGTCAACAGTGTGGTCACCGACATGAACAGAGACATCTATAATCTCGATATGATGTCTGAAGATGCCGCCGCTGCTGATATGGAAGCGGAAGAAAACGATATGACCGGGATTGCGGACGACGACGACTATGGCGAGAATGATGATGGCGGCATGTTGTCTCACGGCGATTGATGGTAAGTTGAGAATAACTGATCCATTGACTGCTTTATCGCCCAGCCACATACTAACACGCGCTCCATCGTGCTCCAATTGCTCGACCCGTGCGGCATCTCATCCCATTTGTGCGTCTTGATGAAGATACTTGCCACCGCGCGCCCACCGAAACGCTTCTTGCAGCTCATGTGCTCCAATTGATCTGTAAGACGAGGCGTAATTTCTACATTTGAAGGTGTCACTTCAAATGCAGCATTCGGTACGCCGTAGTTCATCATCTCGAGACGCGACGCGATCGTCTCTGAGCTGTGGAAGTCACATCCGGCCGCAAAGACAATGTATGGAAACAGCTTCTGATCGGGGGCAAGGAACGCCATCTCCGCACCGCGGATGTTCTTCGCGGCACGCTCAATGGCGTTGCCTGTCGCTTGCCGACCTAACTCCTTAGCGAACCGGATGTCGTTTGTCCCCTGTATCTTGTCCTCCGTGACCAACAATGGGTGCCACCTTCCCGCGACCGTGACGCTCACAATACCGCCGTCTGGACGCATCGACCTGCCGCGCGCGCCGTCGTCCGGGATTGGGTACTCGTCAGGAAAGAATGCATGCATTTGTTGTTGACAGTCAAACAGTGACAATGTAGATTGATGATTGATCCGCGCCCCAGTCAGTGGACCCGAGCGAACGGCGTCTAACTGCTGTTGAGCGGTGCGCATAATCATGTTTATTGCCTGCCCCAGCGTACCTTCGGACGGAAGGCTATCCTGTGTCAGGCGTCGCCCACCCCCGAGCGCCGTAAGCTTCGCAGAGAGCCCAGCCGATTGCATTGTGTTGTTGTGCTTACTCGAGGGAACCGATCCAGGCGATCAGTTTTGTGAACAAATAAGAGCATATCGCTAGCTTCCTCTCTAGTAGGGCGCAACAACAACATGATGCATGGCTGCCCAATAGTCACCTGTGCACTGCCACATATCTATGGCCTCATACCATTTCTTCCTGGTTTATCTTACTTGCCTCAAAGCATCTCTTCGATATCTTGCGCGTTCCAACCCCTTCAATATCGTTCGTTAGACATTTTACTATCTTGAACCATCTATCCTTCTCCATGTCATATCCGGCGTCGAAGCACCGTGGATGCGCGGCCTCCCATATCTTTATCCCCTTCACCTGCGCATGGTTCACATCCTGTATTAGTTGTGTCATCTCCCCCTTTTCTTTGCCCCATCCTTCAGCATTTCTCACATACATTGTCCCTCGTTTGACATCGGTACAGTGAAGGGGTCGCTTATACATGCCCAGCTCGTCTATTCGCTTCTCTATGATGTTGGCAATGCCATTCGCTTTTCCATTCTCTAATGCATAGTTTACATCCTCCATACCGATCGCTAGTCCCCCAACAAAGTCCTGTATAGGTATCGCATTGCTACATCTTTCATTCAAGAAGAAGTTGATATTATTCACTATTTTCGGCTCCGCCACCGCGGTAAGCACGCCGGACTTAATACTCTTCATCTCCTCCTTCAATAACTCATTGCTTTCTTCAGCCTTGTCTAGCTTCCCCTTTAACAACGCATTATCGTTATCCATCTTCGCCTGCAACAAACCCAACACCTCCAGCACCTCAGTGTTATTGACTGTCGGCAGCACCACGTTCTCTGCCTCCCCCCCGCCATGTAGGCAGAGTTTGTTGTGCCTCTTCAGGTTACTGTTGCGCGTGAAGGTAGCGCCACAGTCACACCGGTGGAGTTTGGGAGCAATTGGGAGCAATCCGGGGATTTTTGGGATTTCCTCGTCACAATTATTTGCACCGAAACATACCTTTCTGTGACGATATAAGCTATCACTCCGAGTGAAAACCTTGCCACATGCGCATTTGTGTGGACTTCTCGCCACAATTACCCGCTTTTTGTGTTTACAGGTTGCGATATGTTTGTTCCAATCGCCCAAATGAGACGTAGAATAGTCACATACATAACATGCGTATTTCTGGCTGGGATTTCTCGGGAGTTCGATTGCTCCTAAATGCTCCATGTATATTAGAACAACATTTTATCTGCCGAACGGTCACATTTTCATTATGGTAACAACATTTGCGCAGAGAAAATGAAAACGAGACCATTATGCTCTAAATCACTTTTTCAAAAAAACGCGATTCTATAAGTGATCGGTCAAACAAAAGTTGGACATACTTTTTCATGTCCAATTCTGATATTTTTACCACCCTTTGAAAAGTGATATTTTTGCACTTTTCTGATTATGTAGGGGACGTTGCCCGCGACTAGCGTGCTTACATACATGTAGTGCAATCCGCGCAGGTCCTATTCCTTACATACCGATCGGACTGGGCTGAAAAAATCTCGTATTATGTATAGTTATGCTTAGTCGTGGTTACATAGCCAGACATATGAGTCTTGTCGCGATAGTAGTGTTCTTGGCGTCATTCGTTCTCTTACATGCTGTCAAACCGAGCTTTATGTACAATGACGATGGGAGCTTGCGTCCGATTGGGTTGGGCTTTAGTCGTCGTACGGCTGTGCCGGCGTGGTTTGCTAGTCTGTTGATGGCGATACTGTCCTACGTGGTGGTGATGTACTACGTAAATGCTCCACGTTTCTAGTTGTTCCATACCGTGTGTGTATTGTAAACACGTTATGGAAAAAAAAGTGCTCTTACTCGGTGGTGGAGTAGACACGCCGTTGCTCTGAGCTGGCTGCTTGTGCTGTCTGCGCGGATTGGGCAGTGAGTTCTGCTGATCTCTGCTGAATGACGTCGGCTGACAGGTTGCAGCTCGTGTTGACGGTGTAGTTGAAGCTGATCGACGTGACAAGAGCACCAGTGAGGAGGAACCACACGTACTCGGCAATCACTTCCTTCAGCCGCACTAGCTGTTTCATGCGATCCTGATACCCGGACGCGCCGGCCTTTAGGAGCCCCCCGGTCTTCATAGAGCTCCACCACGAGTCGAAGTTCTGGGGTGTCACCTCATTGATGAGCAGAGACGGGTCATCGTATATGTCCTGCAGTGTACCTGAAGTGGATGATTTTCCGCCGGATGACGCGAGCACGTTGCCTAGCGTGCCGCGCAGGCCGGCGAGACGAGTTATGAGATAGCCGATGGTGTTGGCAAACGGGGATAACCACCCTGGAAAGACGGTGAGAAGCGCTTTCAAGACACCGAAGATGAGCGTCCACGGAATAAAGGTCACCATGGCTGCCGTGCCATACTGCGGCGAGCCACATATGCCCGCGGTCACGCCGAGATTAAGGTAGAACTGTATCGAGATGAGTAAAAGGAAGTATATCGCCGTCCACATCATCCGGATTGTCTGGGTCTTGGAGAAGTAGGTTAGGGCGGAGTACAATGTCGTAAGAATGACGAAGAAGAGCATGGATGGGCTACTAGGGGAGGGGTTTTTCTGTGGCGCTGCGGGTGCTGCGGGCGTCGCCGGTGGTTGCGCGGCGGACGGCGGTGGGCTATTGGCATTTTCAGTGGGTTGTGTGACAGGCATGTATATAATAGTATCCTTTTTTCTTTTGGGGAGATATGGACACGCCAGCACTCGTGGAGCCGGGAGTGAGAACATACCTGGATCGCTCGCTTAAAATCGCTAGGGCCGCGAAACAGAAGGATTCGATATGGATGTACAACGTGGGGTTTGCAATTGTGCTGCTGGTAGTTGTTGGGGGTTTTTTGGCATATAAGTATCGTGGGAAACAGACACCGTATGAGAGACAAGAGAAGATGAATGAGTCGCGACATTACGTTCTGTCTAAACTACAACGGCTTGCGGCCGTCAAGAGGCGTGAAACTGGGGCGGCCATCACCGGCCTACCCACATGGGGTGGCCCACTGGATGGGGGTGTTTAAGATGGCTGAAAGTTTTAGTGGCCTTATATAATATGAGCTCGGATAACTATGATAGGGTATTGGAGGAATACTACACACTAAAGCGGGACTATGACGGCAAGCTCGCGGCGCAAAAGAACAGGATCATGCGTAACCCGTCGCTGAGCACGGAGGCGAAGCAGCAGAAGCTAGCGCGGTTGCGCGCAAAGTGCATACATTGTGGTAAGCCAGGAGGTACGGCTTTTTCCAACGTAGGCGGGACACTGACAGCCGTCTGTGGAAGTACGACCACGCCTTGCACTCTTGACATAAGGATAGTCCGCAAGCAGTCCATGCCGAGCAACGAAGTTTCTGACTTGTTCCAGGCGAGCGTGGACCAGCTTCGCAGTAAGGTGATTGCTGCGAAGTTGGACCTATTGTTCCAGTTCATTGACGAGCCGAGTGCCATTGCCGCCTTCGAGGAACTCAAAACCCAGTTAGAGAGTGATTCCAAAACGCTAGTCAAGTCCACCGACGCCTTTTATGACGTGGTGGCCGACCCGGTGCGCGCGCGCGAAGTGAAGTCTAAAAGCCTCGAGCGGTATTTGCTCATCAAGGAGCTGCGCGACCTCGTGCACGAGTATGAGGAAGATGGCGACAGTGGCAAAATGACGGCTGTCACGAACTTGTACACGGAGCGTTTGCTGCCGGTGTGCAGTTCATTAAGATCGTTTAAGTATCGTTCTGTGAGTGTGGAAAGGGATGATGAAGACGTCTATCATTTAAGGGAAGAGGTGTACACTCCGGCGTCGGTCGAGTACCCCCTAAATGCGGGCGCGGGAAAGGTCATTTCGAACAAGCAGAAGCGCGGGAAGCATTAGAACTACCAGCACTGCCACAAGTGAGAGTATATAATAGGGCCATTATACACACATGACCCTATTCGACTACATATCCGTCCCCGTGTTTGTGGCAAGTTTCATCGTCGGGTTGTTTCTCGTCCACTTCGGAACGTTGGGTAAGAAGACAGTAAAGGTGTTTCCTACGCCAGACAGCCTGCGACGCTATCAGTACCAGGACAACGTAGGGAACTGCTTCACGTACGGGATGCGGCCGAGTGAGTGTGGGGATAAACCGGTTGACATTCCAGTCCAGTCGGCAGGGGGAACGAGCGATAATTAGTCTCACCATATAACAGTAGATGCACGTAACGCGCATTCTTCAGAGCGAGGCGGGGCGGGTGGTAATATCGCTCTTGCTAGGACTGGGTATGGCAAGCCTGTTTAGAAAGGGGTGCGACACGTTGAATTGTCTGAACTTTAGGGCTCCCGACAGCGAAGAGATCGAGAAGAATGTGTACCGGTACGGGGACGGGTGTGTGAAGTACGCTCGTCGCGCGGTGCCATGCAGCGAAGCAATGGTTCAGGTGAACTATGATTAGTGCGTAACGTCTGAAAGGATATGCTGTGTGTAGAACATATTATGGCGTTGTCCACGACATCGTTAGACGACCTGCCGATGGGTGGAGGCGACGGCCCGCCCGCACAGACAATGAATACGAAGATACCGAACGGTGCCGCGGCCTTGCAGCAGCAACGTGACGAGGACATGGCACGGATGGCGGGCGGCCCCCCGCGAGTGGAAATAAGACCATCCCCGGGAGCGGTCAATGAGCTGGTAACAGGGCTGCAAAGTGCGGCCGCGTCAGGGATGACTCAGCTCCCCGCACGGGACGTACCCCGAGCAACACAGTCGGTGGTTGTGGACGAGCAAGTGAAGCCGAACTACGTGCCGACACATCCGGACTACATAGCGGCCCACAATGTCCAGCAAGAAAGAGCGGCGGTCACGATCAAGCAACAGAAAAATAGAGAAGATACGAAGGAGGTTATATATGATGAGCTTCACACGCCCATTCTGCTCGCGGCACTATTCTTCATGTTCCAGTTGCCTTTCGTGCGATCCTTCATGATGAAAATAGTGCCTATGGTGTTCAGTGCAGATGGCAACTATAATCTGTATGGCTATGTTCTAACAAGCCTACTTTTTGCGGGCACGTTCTATAGCCTCACCAAGTTCACTACGGTCGTTTCTCGAACGTAGGACCGCGCATGCGGAGCGTAGACGTAACATTACTATGCACTCATAGTAATGTTTGGTTCGGTTGACACTTTTGTAGACTCACTTGTAGAGAATGTTGATAAGCGCAATGTTCCGGACGAGATCGACCTTGTGCTCGATGTTGGAATGTTTGGCGGAGTTTACACTTTAGGCGCGCTTATGTACATCAAAGCGCTGGAACGCGCTAAGGTACTGAAGGTGCGGCGTATCTCCGGTGCTAGCATTGGGTCCGTTCTAGGGATGTTATATCTGACCGATGAACTTGAACGCGTGATGGACGTGACGCACAAAGAGATCATTCCCGAGTTGCGGAGGTGTCAGAGTGTGAATACCTTCAAGGAACTGCTCAGAGGTGTAACGAGCGTAGATATAAGTCAAAACGTATATCGCGATTTGTATGTTTCGTATCGCGACGGCAAAGAATGTAAACTGGTTGTTAAGCAAGGGTTTGACGATTATGAGGACATGCTGGAGATAATCACACGCTCGTGTTTCGTGCCGTGGTTGACAGGCGACGATATGACGCACCCCGGTGGTTACTTCGACGGTTTGACACCACATCTCTTCAGGGACAAGGAAAGGCCCTCGTTGTTTGTGTCGGCGAACACGAAAACGCTTTTCGCCAGTACCCTGTCCATAGTCAATGAAAAGAACCTCTGGCACCGACTGCTTCATGGCGTGGAGAACACCCACAGCTTTTTCTCTAAGGCACATGGAAAGAGAAGCGACATATGCAGTTATGTCGGAGACTGGAGTGCGGTGGACATGGTGGTTTTCCGGGGGCGCGACGTGCTTGCCCTCATCGTGTATATTATGGTGATGGTAAGGGATTGGCTAAACCGCAATCTTCCTGACGGCGTGAAAGATAACGTGATTGTGAGCAGAGGTGGTGAGATGATCGGGAAGCTGTTTCGGGACTTCATATTTCTCTGGATGTACTAATGCTTGGTAGTGCTGCCAAGTGCGCTGCTTGGTAGTGCTAACGCTTCTTGGCAGACTTTGTCTTGCTGCTGCTCTTTCTGGAGGAAGAATGCTTACGTGTCTTGGCACTCGACCTTTTCTTTTCGCCCGGTACGTATCGGAGGAAGTGTTCTTCGTATTCTTTCGTGCCTCTGGCCGTGCCAAACTTCTTGAATGCCTTTGCTTTTTCTTTGCGCATATCGGCTAGTGTCTCCTGGTCCCCATAGCACTCTGTGCTGAAGCGTCTTAGTACGCCTTTCTGTGCCAATCGGTTAGTTGCTTGCACCTTGAAAAGGTATTCGGCCATGCACATTATGCGTTCGGAGTCATAGTAATCGCGATCGGCGAACAGGAACGATAAGTACAGATTGAGCATGGTGTCGATGGTGGCAATTTTCAGCTTAGTGCCGCGTACGTCTACAGTGTTGTAGCTATGGCAGGCAAGTGGCTTGTAAATGAACGCGATCGTGTCGTGGCCAACACGTATCTCAAAATGTTCGGCTAGCAGCTCGCCAAGACCCTCGCGTGAAACCGCCTCAGCACCCTTTACTCCTTTCTTCTCAAGTGCAGACACAACCGACTTGGCGGACTTTTCCGGGTCGGTCGATAGCACGTCGAAGTCGGGCAGCATAGCATGGGCCTCTCTGGCCTGGTGTGGCATGTATTTCATGTACAGGCTGTTGGCGTATCCACCGAAGAACACGAGCCCTTCTTTAGCGAACGTAGAGCGTGTTATGGAGTAGATGTCCTTCTCGTCCCGTGGTCCCCCGCTCTCGAACGAGCGTTGGAATGTGTCGGGATCGCATTTCGCACCTCGGAGCGGATAGTGTTTGTTTAAAAGGATCAGTCGTTTGAGCACTTTCTCCCATCTCCCCACCATGCCGGCGGGGCGGGAGAGCTCTAGGTACATGTTCATCCGCAATAAATCGACGGGCGAGTAGTGGATACCCGACACTATCATCGCGTCCTTCTTTAGTCTCTTGAATAGTTCGGGATCGATCTGAGTGATGTCAGCGACGGGTATGTGGTCGACGAAGACTTTGAACGTGCCGAGATGCTGACCCGCTTTCGCTTCGACCTCCGCGTAACCCTTCTTGGCATATATGTCGGCCAATTGCTTGGCGTCTGTCAAAGCATCGGGGGAGAAGAAGTCGTAGTCTGGTATTTCCAGCTCCTTATCATAGAACTGGTCTTCCTTGGGAAGTATGTTGTTGATCGCCGCACCGCCATAGCATATCAGCTTTTTCTTCTTCAGGAACTCCTCGACTATGGCGATGATTTTCTTCACGCCGGGTGCACCGGCTGCCTCCCGTGCTTGTCCTTCCTCCACTATATTAACCGCGTCACGTAGGATTGCAAGCTCCTTCTCGCGAAACTCCTCTTTTGTCAAACCATCGCCCTTTACCATATGATCGTATACATATGGTAGAGAAAAACCTCCTCTCTCCCGCCCCGGATTATATCCTGAAGTTGTAGTAGTCCGTGCTGCTCACCCTTGGTGCGTACGAGTGAGAGGCAGGTGGTGGGGGCGGAACAGGAATCGTGACGGGTATATATCTCAGATGCGCTGGCTTGAGTGCAAACGCATGGCCGGCATTCGCGAACTGGGAGTCATACTGTGTCAAGTTCGGGCCGGTTTTTTGTACGGCCATCGCTATCATTTGACACCCGTATTGCCCGCACAGCGCGGCTGATGGGTTAACAATGGGTGCCTTCTTGTCCGGCATGACGATCGTCATGTTCTTCTTATTGAAGTTAGTTAGCTCTTGTGTGTCATGCGAGAACTTGACCGCACTAAACGGGAGCACACGCATAAACACGGAGCTGCTACACATGTTGACATACTCTTCTAAGGGGGACCCCATGAAGGACTGGTTGGACCGGTCAACACATATGATCACTTTGCCGAGGAAGTCCCTTAAAGGCATAGCCCCCAGATTTTTCCCATCGTTCTCATAACTGTAGCGCTTTCCAAGCGTCCTGCCACCAAGCACAGACGCGATCGTTTTCGCCATATCGGCGACTATCGGCTGGTGCGCGGTCATCACTCTGAAATGGAGTATCACAGGGTCTGATGAGTTCGGACATGAGGCGGCAGAGAATGCATAATCTCTTACGGTAGTCATGGCGTCCGCGAAAAGAACACTATTATACGTGTCCTTTACATCGTAGCTATCACTGGTTGAAGATGCTATGGCAGCGCGGTCGCCGACGGAGTATACGGCGAAGTCGAGGAAACGATATCCTTGGCGTATGGCGGTTTTCAGCGAGCATACGTCCACGAACGAGTCTTTTACATCTCCCGGGTTGCAACTGTTATACGAGCTCTTAATGTAGTAGTCCCGAAGGGCGTGTCCGTACGTGTCGCCTGTTTGGGGGACGGGTGCCAGTGGTGGGGCGTCGGGATACTCGTGCTCGAGCCGGTCGCAGTCCTTCGACCGCAGTGTCGACTTGTTGTATATGTACAGGGCCGTACCAAATACCACGATGGCAAGGATCGCGTAGATGATAATCCTGACCATAAAAGCCTTGTTCTGGAGGATATGTAGGTTTTTTAGTTTGGAAACGATGTTGAGGTTACGTAACCGATCCATGCTTATATTACGGCAGCAAAATAAATTAGAACACTTATATATATCAAGTCATGCCGGGTGGGCTTCTGAACCTTGTTGCGTATGGCAATCAGAATGTTATACTCAATGGTACACCGTCTAAAACCTTCTTCAAGACAACGTATGCTAAGTATACTAACTTCGGCCTGCAGAAGTTTAGGATCGACTTTACGGGTCAGAGAATCTTGAGACTAAATGAGGAGTCGAAGTTCAGTTTTAAGGTGCCCAGATACGCGGACCTTCTTATGGGTACGTATGTCGTGGTGACACTTCCAACGATATGGAGTCCTATCTACCCTCCACAGGACTGTTCCGGAGAGTGGGCACCATACAACTTCAAGTGGATTGAGAACTTGGGTGCGCAGATGATAAAGGAGGTCGTGGTAAGTGTGGGCGGTCAAACGCTGCAAAGGGTGAGCGGGAACTATTTACTGGCACAGGTGCAGCGGGATTTTGATGATACGCAGCAGAGTATGTACAACCAAATGACGGGGAATGTAGCTGAGTTGAATGACCCGGCCAACGCGCTGGGTAGGAACGGTAACTATCCCAACGCGGCCTACGTCCCTCCGCCCGCTGGGCCTGAGCCGTCCATCCGTGGTAGGAAACTCTATATCCCTCTCAATGCATGGTTCATGCTAACAAGTCAAATGGCCTTCCCGTTGGTAAGTCTGCAATATAACGAGTTGCATATAGATGTCACGTTTCGTCCCGTACGCGAGATGTGCACGATTGTGGCCCCAGACGATGACGATAGACGTGACATTCAGCCTAACTTCAACGATTCCTTGCAGGGATTTTATCGTTTTCTCCAACCTCCGCCGAACGACGCACTGACGCCCTACGGAGATTTGCGAACCAACTGGAACGCCGACATCCATCTTCTGAGTACATTCTGTTTCTTGGCGGAGGAGGAGGTCAGGGTGTTCGCCGCGGACGAACAGAAGTATTTAATCAAGGAGGTCCACGAGTACACTTTCCCCAACGTCACTGGGTCGCACCGGGTGCTTTTGAACAGTCTGGGAATGGTTTCGAGTTATATGTGGTTTTTCCGGCGGAGTGATATAAACTTGAGAAACCAGTGGAGCAATTACAGTAATTGGGAGTATGGACTGCCACCAAGCCAAATAGTCCTCGCTGACGTGTCCGGAACGATCGACTTGTCCTATTGCGACCCTTTCGACCCTTCCAATGCAACACTAGGGCCGGGTCTGAACCCCGGTGGAGTTGATACAGGCCTATACGCGTCCGGTGTGTTCAACATAAACAACCATAAGTCGGTGATGTTAAACTGGTGCATATTGCTAGACGGCAAATACAGGGAGAATCCAATGGAGTGGGGCGTGTGGTCCTATGTGGAAAAGTACACGGCCTCAAAGGGCGACGGACCGGACGGTCTGTATTGTTACAACTTCGGGCTAAATACCGATCTTTTCAGCCATCAGCCAAGCGGGGCGCTGAACATGTCGAAGTTCCAGCGTGTGGAGTTCGAGTTCACTACCTTTACACCACCGCTGGACCCGTCCGCTCAGACCTTCGTTATTTGTGATCCGTCGTCAAACGAGATATTGGGTGTTAATAAGCCGACGTGGCGGATATACGACTATAACTACGATTTAATCGTGCTCGAGGAGCGGTACAACACTGTGATATTTACTTCAGGTAACGCGGGACTTATGTATGCTCGTTCATGAGTGGGCACTCGCATCCGGTGAGCTTGTTGCCGTAGTCACCTATGTTCCAAGAATAAGGTCCGCAGTCCTCGTACACCCCGGTTAGTGAAGGGCGACAATCGTATTTGACGACGAACTTGCCGGGGTCGGCGATCCAGCCCATATCTTTCGAGTCGGCCGGGTCCCTCTCCGAGAACTCGTCGGCGTTGGGTAACGCCCTGATGGGAGCCCGCGCCATGCGGCCAGTCCAGTCACTCGGGAACGCTACATCGGGTGTGATGTTGGATGGTTGATACACCATGTCTTTCTTCCCGTACTGCGCGGTGTTGGGGGCAATCATGTTGACGCGATAGGTGTCTTTTTCCTCCAGACCCTCTCTTGAAGGCTCTCTCGCGAGGTAAACCGCCAGTAAAACTATGAGCAGTGCCCCTCCGAACATGGCCAGTCTCTTACGACCCATGATTATATTATCTGCGGATAATATAATCGTAAATGGCTCGACCTTCAAGACCTTCGAGAACTACAGAGACGGACGATAAAAAAAACAAAGGGTGGGTTGCTTTTGCGATATGGGCGGTTTGGTCTCTATTGGTGACGTTTGTATGGATCTTTCTCGGTTGTAACCTAGCAGCGATGGCACACTCAAAACCCGGATCAGTCGGATCGCTAGAGGTTCTATTCCCCGCGGAAGAGAATCAACCTCCTTACGTTGCTGGCTCTGACCCTCCACGTCCAGACCCACTCGACTTGTTTATCGCGAATAGGTACAGCGCGCCATATACGTTATGTCCAAAATCTGAAGACTGTGAGGGCTTTGTGGGCGGTCTTAAGGGATGGTTCGTGGGGTCAACGAAGTTCTCGTATCTACACGGGCGCGACGCCATCCAAGGGATACTGAATGTACTCGAACGCGCAGACGGTGGAGCCAGTTGGGTGACGCGAAGCATAGACAAGCGCGCACCTTCATCGATCATCTCCATACTCATTGCACCACTCCTCATCCCACTTATCATAGGAGGAGCACAGGTATGGGGTCTCCTTAGTAATATGATAGGACAGTTCGCGAGCGGACATTGGATATGGGCACTGGTTCTATTTTTTACCGGAGTCGGGTTCATGCTAGCCAGTGCGATAGGTTCTCTGCAATCCATGCAGACTTTCGTAACGTTCATGGGCTATGGAGCGTATAAGAACTCGGACCAGTTCATGAGGATAGCAGCGCGGCATAAGAGACTATTCACGGGAATATTCGGCTTTTTGCTCTCAGTTGGTGCCGGCGTTAAGCTAGATCCGTGGGCTGGCGCAGCTGCCGCGGGAGTGACTGTGGGCATGTTAGCTACGAGTAAGGCGTTGGAGTAGGGTATAGAGGGAAAACCACTTAGGTGAACAGTACCACTGTACCAGATATGGGGAAGAAGAATAGGGGCAAGCAAGCAGTGGCGGCGGCTAAGAAGCAGGAACGCCCTTTCGTGAGTGTCTGCACACCCACCTTCAACCGGCGTCCGTTCATCAAGACTATGATAGCATGCTTTGCCCATCAGACCTACCCCAGGGATCGTATGGAGTGGATCATTATCGACGACGGTACGGACAAGATTGGCGACTTGGTTGAAGGTATTCCTCAGGTTAAATACTACGCTTACGACAAGAAAATGACGTTGGGCAAGAAGCGAAACTTGATGCACGAAAAGAGCTGTGGAGAGATTTTGGTGTATATGGACGACGACGATTATTATCCGCCCGAGCGTGTGTCACACGCCGTGATGCGGCTCCAGTCCAACCAGCAGTGGCTGTGTGCTGGTAGCAGCGAACTGCATGTGTATTTCAAGCATCTTGGGCACATCGTCCAGTTTGGTCCTTATGGTCCAAAGCACGCTACCGCGGGAACGTTCGCCTTTAAGCGCAAGCTGCTAGAGAACCACCAGTATGATGAAGACGCGTGTCTCGCTGAGGAAAGGGCCTTCCTGAAGGAGTACACAGTGCCGTTTGTGCAGCTCGATACAAGGAAGACCATTTTGGTGTTTTCGCACGAGCACAACACGTTTGATAAACGCAAGCTCCTCCATAAGCCAAATCCGAAGTTTGTGCAGGATTCACGTTTCAAAGTGCGCGACTTCGTGAAGGAAAGGGACCTTGAGCGCTTTTTCTTGGAGGAGATCGACGAGACACTCAAGGGGTACGCTCCGGGGGACCCTTCGATGAAGCCGGATGTGCTTGCTCAGACTGCGAGGATAGAGGAGGAGCGTCGCAAGATCGCAGAGGAACACGAGGCTGCTCAAGGGATACAGCCAGCGATCGTGGTTCGGGGAGCGGACGGAGAGCCCAGGTCGCTGAGCGCACGGGAGACTATGGAAATGATGCAGCATATGCAGACGGAACTGCAGTCAAAAACCGAAGAGGTAGCCGCTCTTCGCGGGCGTGTGTCGTCACTTGAGGCCGCACTGGAGCGCAGTGAAGAGACAAGAGAGAAAGAGAAAACGTGGACATAGAGATAAAGTAAAAATTGACTTGATGACTATGCTCCACGAACAAGCATAGCCAGCACGATGACGCACGCCAGTGAGGTTCTGACCGATTTAGTCCATGACATGACGACCGGTGGGGCAGAAGAGGCTTCCCCTACGAGGCCCGCCGGGCCTGTGGAATATCCCCCGTTCGCTTCTAATACGCAAGGACGTTTGATCCGCCATGCTGAGACTGGTGTCTACTGCCAGGACTGCGTCGGTAGTCCGAGTGAAAGGCTGTATTTCAAGGTGTGTCGCGCCTCCAACGATCGGAAAAGGGAGTCAGATTGGTACTACTACGACTCGCCTGGTGACTACACACGACACACCGAGCGCGAGGTGCCTGACGTCGTGGTCCGGAAGTGGGAGGATCAGCGTCGCTCGGTCACGCAGTCGACAAGATAGACGCACCACCACATTTGTTCTCAGTACATGGACGTTTTTCTTCCATGTATTGATCTATGGTGCTACTCTGGCACCGCTTCGCTCTCCTCAGCGTATTTGTCGAGATATCGGTAAAGTCGTCCTATGTCCAGCTTGGTGATGGAATATCTATCAAGCGTCGCGGCAAGGTCGTCAATCGTGACGGTCTCCCGGAAATGTAAGAACATTGCTATCATGTCTTTTATATCGACACCTAGCTGCTGACATAGAAACTGAATGAACGTGGTGTTATTGTACTCTGTGCTGTATTTTGTTAGCACCTTCGTGAAGCGGACCTCGGAAGGGTTGTATTTAGGTATCGTTGTGAAGGTGTTGTGATAAAGCCAACTGTTGTAGAAAGTCTTTATTAAAGAGCTCATCTCGTTGAATTGCCAAATCTGTCTTTGGAACGTGACCCGGTCTATGTAGTCAGCGTAGCATAAGGCCTCGAGGGCCTTGAGATAGAACCTAACAGATTGCATCTTGTCCTGTTTGACGAGCAGGTCAGTAACGTTTTCGTGCCACAGTAGGCCAACAATAGTTCTGTCTGTCTCGTTCATTACGGATGCATGGTCTGAGAAGTCGTAGTCGTGGTTGAACAAGTTCTGGACTATGTCCCGCGTGTCCTCATTGTAGTTTTTCTGACGCAAAGCACCTTCGATGACATCCCTTCGCAGCATGCTGTATTTCGTGTCGTGTATGCCGATAAGGAAACGTAGTTTGCGAAGGTCCCCCTGTGCAAAGCCGACGCAAGCATCAATCACATCGTCAGCTACCGTTGGCATCGCTTTGTGGGCAATAATTCTAATCTGGTCATTTGTTGGCGAGTCGAGGGAGAACGCATGACACACTTTCATCAGTTCGCGTATTTTCTTATCCACGTGGAAGTTGCTGAGACATACAATGGGGTTAGAGGTGTATTCCTCTGTCTTCTGTCTTCTGGTCTTCTTCGGGCGAACGACCTTGATTAGCGAATTGATCCCGCCCTTGTCTCCGCTATTCATCCCGTCTATTTCGTCCATCACAATAACTAACGGCTTTGCCTTCTTTCCAAACATACTCAACACGTTGTGGTTCGCCATGTTGTCCCGCGTAAGGGTCTCGATGACGGACTTGTTGCGGATGTCTCCCGCGTCAAACGAAACCATATCGAGACCAGACTTGCTCAAAATGTCGGCGATGAACCGCGTCTTGCCACAGCCCGGTCTTCCTGATATGTATATCCCTTTTTTAACAGTCAGGTCCCCTTTGGCTGATAGCGCCTCCATCAAGAGACTTACGACTCTCGCGGCTAGCTCTGTTCTTCCGAGTAGAGAGTTCATGTTTAATTTGTCCATTCTGGCTTAACTTTTAAAGCACGTCTTTTTTTATATGCCTTTACTCGCCCACCCTTTGGCGTCTCGAGTACGGTTGACGCGTCTAGCAGGGCCAGCGTCCGCCCCGACTCATAGACACGACATAGTGACCGCAGAAAGGTTTCATATTTGTCGTAAATAAAGCCACCGAAGTGATACATCCGGATTTCACCCCACCGGGAGCGTTCTTCGACAAGCAGATGTTTGACTACGAACGCGCAATCATTTCGCACCATGTCCCTGATGTATGCGTGGTACAGACGGGGAGGCATGGCGGCGACAAACGCTTCGTGGTGCTCGGAGTACAGACTTCTATTACAAACGAACTTCACAGACGATGGGACGTGTTGCCATATGATGTCTAGGAGTTCGACGGGTAAATGGATGAATATCCAATCAGCCATTTACTAGAATAAGATGGGAAAATATGTAGCATAACATGATCGCACTAGCATTTAAGGTCCATGTTGGTTACACCATCCCACGTGATATCGCATTCACGGGCCCAGTCTCTCTTCCTGCAGAGGCCCTTGTCCCCCGCCCACGGAGAAACGGAAAAGTTCATACTGCTCGGACAGCTACTCTTGCCGAGATTCTTGCTGTTCACGCACGTGTTCTGCCCATTGACCTCTCGTACCTCCCAATAGTCGGGGCATTGTGCTGACACAGGTGGATAGTTGACATTGTTCTTGGCATGATAAGCAAGAAAAGCCACGGCGCAAAGCGCTATTAACAAAGTAATACCAGCGATAATGGCGACGGTCTTTTGGAATACCATGTATATATATATTCTTCACAATATTTTCTTCCGCAATAGTATATGTCAAAGTCATGTGCTAACGGGCGGGTAGATATCATGGAACCGTGTACAGATGCCCTTTTCATGTTGTACGATAGAATACCGGCGAAGTCATGCGAGACCTTCCACGACGCGATGACTGGTAATTGGGAGGATACGCCTCTGTCCAGGTTGTTCTTCTGTGAGGGAAACATTGCGATTGTTCAAAACGGCATCAAGGCCGGCGTTTATAAGATGTCCCAAGGGAGGTATGTAATCGCCCCTCAGGATTGCGACACCCTTAAGATAATCATGCGCAGCGTCTTTCTCCAAAGTTCGATGAATCGCCCCGACGACATCACGGGCCAAGTCGAACAGCTTAACCAGCTTGTACTCGACTACGCAATCCCACAAGTGTACGGAGAGGCAGATGGCTACGTGAAGTATAAGAGAGACGCGTCGACACTTGCTATGCCGATGCAGGCCCCCGTGAGCTCGTCGTATCGCACAAAGACACTCGAGTTGAAAAAATGGTTCTAATTAACCGGCCTGTGCGTACGTCATCCAGTCTTATTTCAAAGTAAGCTTACGACCCTTTTTCTTTTTCCCGCCCGGCGTATGATCGACGTGTCCTCGACTTCTCTCTAGCTCCTCCATATGGTCCCTGTAGGCGGCTTCCACGTCGAGCAAATCCTTTTCCCACAGACCGCGCAAACTCGAACTCTCCAACGCTGCGAGTTCTGCATCCTTATCGCCTTTTTCTTTTAGTAGTCTGGACACACACTCTGCGGTGACGCTGTCCATGGGCATCTTGACGAGGTATTTGAAGGTCCCATCCTCGTGCCGTTCCAGACCATTTTTACTAAGCATCTCATCGACTTGCGATTGCGTCTTCTTTCGCAGGTCGATTGTGTCATCCAGCACGAGGCTGACGTATCGTGCCTTGTTACTTAGTCGCTTCACGTCTTGTCCTAATAGTTCGAGCATATGGGCCTTCCGTTCCATATAGATGCCCATCCTTACGTTGTAGTATGCGTCCGCGATCTCCTCCGCGGACCCATACTTGCGAAGTTGCTCCTTCTCATTGAATGCATGCATATTGGTGGTGCTGTGGAACGTGGACAACTTGAACAGCTTGTCCACACCATCGCACCCATGAGGGTGAACTTCGGCCTCCAGTTTCGCCAGTACTCCTGGGATGAGAGAGATGGTGATATCGACTGTTTGGTCCGTACTCATATCACTGTAGTCTTTCACGATGGGTTTGACCTTACATGCCTTCCCCGTTGGCGCCGTGGGACAGATAAGCGCCTCCAGATGTTGCTTGAAGTCGTCCGTCCAATACCCAATAGGCAGCTCGGTAACGCGAATTGACTTGTCGCTCACGCGTTTCCATACACCTTTGATGATGTATCTACTGCACGTATCGTCACATGGCATGACGATACCATTGAAGCCCTGGTAGTACGGGTGCATACGCGATGGTGGCGCGCCCTCCGCGCCGGCCAGCTTGTATCGTAAGTATGCGATCACGTCGCCCGGATTGTAGGATGCAATGTCTGTGCTGAAACCTGTACCGATCCCTTTGCTCCCGTTCACGAGCAACATGGGCACCACCGGCGCGTAGAACACGGGCTCTACAAGTGACCCATCGTCGTCCTTTCTTTCCAACACGCTATCATCGTCCAACGGAAACAGTGCACGAGTGATGGGACTGAGCTGGGTGAAGATGTACCTTTCAGACGCTGAGTCCTTTCCGCCCTGCAATCGCGTGCCGAACTGACCGTTGGGGAGCAGTAGATTGATGTTATTCGATCCTACGTAGTTCTGGGCCATACCAACGATAGCTCCATTAAGGCTGCTCTCACCATGGTGATATCCACTGTGCTCAGACACGTAGCCGCTGAACTGAGCTACTTTGATTTCATTCTTGAGATTGCGCTTGAACGCAGCGTACAATATCTTGCGCAAACTGGTCTTCAACCCATCCATGATGTTGGGAATAGACCGGTCGCAGTCGTACTTCGAGAAGTGAATGAGCTCTCGGTCGATAAAACTCTTGTATGACACCGACAGCGCAGAGGTGTCCAAGAACGCACTCCGATCATAGTTGGACAGCCATAGCTTCCGATCCTCAGCACGTTTCTTGTTGAACACCATGTCGATCGAGTCGTCACATTCGTCACCCCCATGCTCAAAGGTCACCACCTTCTTAGATTGGAAGTATTCACGAAACTCCTTCCCCGTGCTCGTGCCTAACCCTTTGTAATATTTCACCTTCCACCCCTTAGGATCGTTTGTTTGACACCATGCGGTGTATTCCCCCTCACTATAGAATGGTACGACTTTCCCAGCTTTCTGTGCCTTCAGAATTGGTGTGTTCATGAAACCGATGAAGCCCATGACCTGGGTGAGAGATTGCCATTGTGATTGGAACATGTTAATGCCAAGCCCCTTGATGTGACTGCCGTCCAAATCCTGATCCGTCATGAACAGTATGTTCCCGTATCGCAAAGCCGTTTTGATTGTTTCGGGCGTGTACTCTTTCCCAGCGACTAAGCCGAGTATTTTTTTGATCTCATACACCTCTTTGTTTTCGCTCACACGCTTGGCCGTCTCACCGCGCACGTTGAACATCTTGCCACGCATAGGATATACACCCATCGTGTCACGATCTGCTTTCGTCAGCCCAGAGACAATACCAGCCTTAGCCGAATCCCCCTCGCACAAAATGATTGTGCATTCAGATGCGCGTTCGCCGCCAGCCAGGTTGGCGTCAATGAGCTTGGGAATACCACGCACCATCCGGGTTTTGCTTCCGTCCGTTTTCTTGGCACTTTGTGTATCCTTTACCTGTGTAAGCGCACAGGCTGCGTCCATCACCCCCATCTTCGCGATCTTCTCAATAAGCTTATCGGTTACCACGCAGGACGAGCCGAACTGCGCAACAGGTGTACTGAGATAGTCTTTGGTCTGGCTTTCGAACGCTGGGTTCTCTACGTCACATCGCAAGAAGAGCAGCAACTGCTCTTTGATCGTGTTGGGTTTGACATCGACCTTCTTCTTCTTTTTGATCAGGGCGACCAGCTTGCGGATTATCTGATTAGTTACGTAGTCCACGTGC